ATACACAAAGAATGGCTAGAAGAACTTGGATATGAAACTGCTGTCTACAAAGTTAATTTTGATACTCACGAAATAGAGCATCATCCAATTATTTACCTTTCAAGCCAAGTACCAAATGTGGAAAGTGAAACTTTGTGAGAAGCGCAAGACCTATTTTTCCTTTATTCTTTGTTGTAAGTGATGAACTTAAAAATATTAATAATAAAGAAATTATAAAAGAGATAACAAAGAGTAAACCTTTAAGCAGCAATATTCATTTAACAAGAAATGAAGATATTGGATTATCAAAAAATAAAAGCTGTAAAAATTTATTAAAACAACTTGATAAAATGTTTAAAGAAATGGAAAAAGGAGTAGTCCTTGAATGTGAAGAACTATGGGGCCAAATAACAACTAAAAATATGTGTTGTGGCTTACACACTCATTACAATGCAAAACAACCAAATAGAAATGGGTATTCTTTTGTTTACTACGCTAGCGCCAAAAAAGATTGTGGAAATTTAGTTTTTGATTTAGAGTATGGACAAAAAAGATATGACACAGATATTGAACCAAAAACAGGATTATTAATTATCTTTCCATTAAATATTAAACACTACACTAGAAGAAATACAACCGACAATGAAAGAGTTGCAGTTGCAGGAAATTATATAGTAACAGGAAAAAGAAATGACAGTAATTAGTACAGTATTATTTGATAAAACTTATTCAAAAGTATTAGACGATAATTTACAAATTTGTGTTTCAAAAGATACAACAGCAGGACAAGAGCTTTCTCGAACAAAACTTTATGAAAAGTTACAGTCAGATTTACATTCTACACTTTTAAATGGAAAAGAAAACGTAACTGCAAATGGTCAGAATTATGTTTTAGTCGAAGGTAAAAAGTCTATTACTTGGGAATGGGATGATGAACCTATTACAGAAAGTGATTTAGATGAACTTACAACATATCTAAATAGTCTTGATGAAACAGTTCAAATTTTTAGAGATTTTGAAAATAAAACATATAAAGTAACATTTAAATATCTTGGAGAAAATTCTAGCTGGAATCCAATTTCATTTGCTTATGGATTAAAAGTACACAAAGCAAAAGTAAAGATTGAACAAGATGATTCAATTTTATTTTGTATTCAAAGAAAAAATAACATTACTGATTGGAATATTAGACATATAGATTTAAGTTCGGATCAAGTATTTGACGTAGAAAAAATTGGAAGTAATGTTTGTTATGTTTTATTTTCTCAAGCTGTAAGTGTAGGTGGAACAGTAATAGCTAAACACGAATGTAGAAAACAAACAAGTGCATCAATAGAAGTAACTAACACGAGTAGTAAGCCTTGTAAGATAATACAAATATATAAATAAAAATGTTAAAGAGGTTTTTAAAATATTTAGAAGATACTGGTAGATGTAATGCTTTGGTTGATACTTACGGAAGTGTTTTATTTTTAAGATATTTTTTATTCGGCGTTGAACCAGACGAAAAAGATATTGAAACTGGTAAAGTAAAAGCTAGATGGTTTCCTAATGTTTGGTTACATAGAATTAATGAATCTGAACATGGTGCTGACAGTAATACTTATCATAGACATCCTTGGAGAACTATGACCTATATTATTTCTGGTGGGTATAAAGAACACTTTGAAGGACAAAAAGGCACTTGGAGAAACAAAGGTGATATTGTTTTTAGAGATGATAAAATTAGACACTACATAGGTAAAACAAAAGATAACACTGTAACTCTTTTTTTCCACTGGTTTAGAAGCAGACCTAGCTGGAACTTTAAACCTAGTTTTTGTGAAACTGTTTGTGAACATTGTATCGAAACTAATGAAGGTGTTTGTAAAAAATCACAAGTTGAATTTAACTTTAAAGATTATGTAACAAAGTTAGATAAAGGAGAAATTCCAAAGTGGATTAAATACGATGCAGCTGGAAAAAAACGCATTAATAGACGACAAAGGGCAGCTAAAAAATTAGGTGTTAAAAGTTTATCTTTAGTACAAATAGAAAAACTATTACAAGAAAGGTTTCAAGAAATCTAATGAGTATGACTAGATTATCAGGAGCTGAATTTAAATACTCTGAAAATGGAGCTTCAGCCACAAAAGATGATTATATAAAAGAGCTGGAGAGGTTTTATGAGTTATTTGTAGATTATCGGAATTTTACCGGTAAAGATATAAGAGATAAAGAAATGAAAATTTTATTGCTAAAATGGGAGGTTCGAAAACTAAAAAACAAACTAAACAACGAAAAACTTAAAGTTGACAACGGCCTTGATGTAAGTAAATTGAGTGATAGTTAATGAATTAGGAAAGGAAGAACTATGGACGAAAAAACAACTAAATACATTAACACAGTCATAAGTGTGCTAACTAGGCAAAGAAACGAAGCAATAGATTTAAACACAAAATTGCAGGCTGAACTTTCTTTGGTTAAAGCTGATTTGGCAGAAGCCACTAAAAAGGAAGAAAAGCCAAAAGAAGAAAAGCCAAAAGAAGAAAAAAAGGATAAATAATGGCAACAGAGGTCTGGTCACCAGTATTTGTTTTAGAGGCGATCAGCACCGATATTGCCGGAACTTTTGAAACTTCTGGTTTCGGAATGGTGGCTTTTGGTGTATCATCGTTTGGCGGTACACCCGATGTCGGCCGTGAAATGTGGTCGGCTATTAGTACAACTAGTGCAACCGAATCATGGTCAGCGATCAGCACTACAACGGCTACTGAATCATGGTCTGAAATAAGTACCGCATAGGAGATTTTTATGGCAATAACACAAGCAATATGCGATTCATTTAAAGAGGAATTACTCGAGGGTACACATGACCTTGACGGTCATACGTTGAAGATGGCCCTTTATACATCGAGTGCGACACTCGGTTCAACGACAACGGCCTATTCAGCAACTAATGAATCAAGTGGAACAAATTATACTGCAGGCGGAGCAACGATTTCAAGTGTAACAGTTGCTAAGTCAACATCGACAACTTACGTTGATTTTGCCGACGTATCATGGTCAAGTGCAACGATCAGTGATGCTGCCGGTGCATTAATTTATAATTCATCAGCTAGTAACAAAGCAATCGCTGTAATTGATTTTGGTGCAACCAAGTCAGTTAGTAGTGGGACACTAACAGTGACGCTACCAGCCAACTCTGCATCAACAGCTATTATAAGGTTAAGCTAATGCCCTTAGCAAAAATGGCAGTACAACCCGGAGTGTTTAAGGATGACACAGTTTACTCTCAAGAAGGACGCTGGGTTGACTCTGAAAAAGTTAGGTTCGTAAAAGGTAGACCTGAAAAGATTGGTGGTTGGGCAAAATTAGACTCGGACAAAGTAGATTTATCTAATGATCAAAGTGGTGTTATTAGAACATTACTCCCATTCCGTGGACAAGTAGCAAATAACAAAAGATATATTGGAATTGGTTCATATAAAAAATTATTTTTATATGATGACGGTGGAGGAACTTTTGTAGATATTACCCCTGGATCAAGTTACACGGCCGGCGCACAACACACAACAATTAGTTCTGGTGTTTATACTTTCGCTGGTATTTGGACACTAGATACATTTGGTGAAGACTTAATAGGAGTTAATAAGATAGGTGGCAAGTTATATAAATTTGATTTAAGTGCATACCAAGGGGATGCAGCAACTAATGCGGCAGTGGTCAGTAATGCACCGTCAGCGGTTAACGGTGTGGTAGTCAATCAATCCTCACGTCAAGTTGTATGTTATGGAGCACATGATGGCTCGGCTAATGCACCCATGCGAGTAGCTTGGTCAGATCTAGAGGACGTAACAGATTGGACACCAACACTTGATAACTTTGCAGGAGCAATTGAATTACAAGGTGGTAATTTATTGCTTGGAGGCATTAGAACTAAAGGACAAATATTATTATTCTCTGATACTAGTGCTTTCTCTATGACATTTGTAGGGCAGCCTGACGTATTTCAATTTCAAGTACTAGCTGAGAATGCTGGCATTGTTGGACCACAAGCGTGTGTTGAACATAATGGTGTTGTTTATTGGATGGGCAATGATGGATTCTATATGTACAGTGGGCAAGTCCAAAATATACCGTGTCCAGTTGAGCGCCATGTATTTGATAATCTAACTAAACAACAAAAATTAAAATGCTTTGCAGGACTTAATGCAAAGTTTAATGAAGTGTGGTTCTTTTATCCAACAGGAGATACTGATGCATCAGATGATATTACTAATTATGTAATCTTTAATTATGCAGAACAAGTATGGTCAGTTGGCACAATGGTAAGAGGCGGATGGGCGCCTGAAGGAATCTATGATAATCCTTTAGCTAGTACGGTTTCTAACACAGCTACCTACATTTATAAACACGAATCAGGGACAGATGATGTTAGTTCTGCAATGACTGCATCTATTACGTCAGGAGATTACGACTTAGATCCAAACGGAGAAGAGATAATGTTTATTAATGATTTTATCCCAGATTTTAAAGACCAAGCAGAAGACGTAACTGTAACTTTAAAATTTAGAGATCATCCAAATGGTACACAGCGAACTGAAGAAACTGTCACATCAGCAACATCCACTACACATGCAAGTATGCGTGCACGTGGACGTCAAGTATCTATGGTAGTGTCAAGTGCAGCTACAAGTTCACATTGGCGACTAGGTGATGTTAGATTTAATATGCTGCCAGACGGGAAAAGAAATACATGAGTGATAAAAAATGTTCTAAGTGTGGTAATACGATTCCTGAAGGTAAAGACAATTGTGAGCACATGCAGTGTAGTTATTCAGAGATTAAGCTTGAAGAAAAAATGGGCGAGGAATAATGTCTGGTAATAGATATAAAAGAATGCCTAGATTCATGGGAAAAGATCGCGAATTAAAAATGTATCTTGATCAACTATCGGCTGAAATTGAAAAAGGTTTTTTAGAAGTAGATAGAGTAATCACAGAAGAAGATATGCTCGATTCAAACGCTCAACTTACATGGTTCTTTGAATAATGGCTCAGGAGTTTAAAAATTTTATTGCAACTACTAACACGACAGGAAGTGCGGTTACATTTTTAGAGTGCCCTACAGGGAAAACTTTAATTACTAGAACTATAACAGCATTTAATGATAATGCTAGTAACGCTACGCAAAAACTTCATTTGTTAGATAAGTCAGAAAGCACAACTGTAACCATCGTTCTTGGAGATCCAGACGGGTATGCTCTAAATAGTAAAAATACTGTTAATTGGACAACTAGAATTGTTCTAGAGGAAGGAGACAGAATTGGATTTGAAACAGATGTTAACGCACAAAGAATATCTGGAAATTATGTTCTACTTGATAGCTCGTCTCGAACTAAATATAAACATATTTCAAAAAAAGTGGAAACAGAAGATAGCTTTGTTAGTTTAGTAACTGCTCCAGCAGGGCACACTATAATTATAAAAAATCTAACTATAGCTAATATTTCAGGGACAAATGCCACCGGTACTGATAATGAGGTTCGTATGGTTGCCGACGACAATACATATGTTCCTATAGCACAAGGAACACTTAATAATGGTGTTCATACTAGTTTCACTGCAACTTTTGTTTTAGAGCCTGGGGATTCTCTCCAAGCTAGATTCACTGAGGAGCCATGGACATATGTTGTATTCTATCAAGAATTACCAATACCACAATTAAGGGCATAATAATGATTGAAAAACACGGAGAATACGGTAAATTGAGGTTATCATGGGCATAGGCAGTAAACTCAAGAAATTAGCAAAAAAAATTATACCAAAGGAGACTTCGAAATTAGCTCCTATTGTAGGTATATTTAACCCAGCAATTGGTGCTGCGTTAGGTGTCGCAGGAGGACTCAGAGAAGGTAATCTTGGCAAAGCAGCTCTTGGTGGATTAGGTGCGTACGGTATTGGGCGATTTGCTCAAGGCATGGGTGCACCATTAATTGGTGGAAATATGTCCGCAGGACTCGGAAGTTTCTTTAAAGGCATACCAGGTGTTTCTCAACTTGCAGCTTCTCCGTTTGGACAAGGTGTTGGTTCTTTCTTTGATAGAGTTGAAGGCTATGGAGGAGGAGTTAAATCTTTCCTTACAGGAACAGGAACAGGAACAGGAACAGGAACAGGAGCAGGAGCAGGAGCAGGTCAAGTACGGGTAGAGAATGCCGCCGGCGATCAATTCTTTACTTCTCGTGCATCGGCTGCAGCGGACCCAAGTTTAAAAGTTATTGGTGAAGGCCCTGCTAGTAGCATTGCTTCTGGAGAATGGTGGAAGGGAGGCGGAACTCCTGGCGAAGGACTTGGATCTGGTGTCTTTGCTGACAACCCAATATTAAGAAGTCTTATTGGTGGTGGACTAAGTTATTTAGAAGAACGTGAAGCAGAAAAAGAATGGGAAAAAATGATGGCAGAGTCGGGAGCAAAAACACCATTATCACAATTAGAAACTGATTATCCTCTTGCCACAGTAACTGGAACAGAGTATCCTTACGCTACAGGAGGTATCGCAAGACTATCTCGTGGTGGTCAACCAGCTATGGAAATGGACTACCGTGGTGGTGGTTTTATTCCTGTAGGTGCAAGAGAACGGGCAGATGACGTGCCTGCAAGATTATCTAAGAATGAATTTGTAATGACGGCTGACGCTGTACGGGCAGCGGGCGGCGGTAGTGTTAACAGAGGAGCAAAACGCATGTACAATTTAATGAATCAATTAGAGTCAAGAGCATAATGGCTATAGCACAAGAAGATTTCACAAGATTACCTACCTTTGCACAAGATGCCTATAAAAAGATATTTGGTCAAGCATCTGCTATTGCAGATAGACCTATTGATGCATCTGCACTAGCCCCGGGATTTGATCCTTATCAAGCACAGGCAGCAGGGCTATTAACTCAAGGTCTTGGTTCTTATGTTCCATACTTAGAGAAAGCTGCTCAATACGCGGGTCCACAAGGGGCAGATGCCTTCATGAATCCGTATACTCAAAATGTTGTAGATGCAACAACCCAACAATTACAAGAACAATTTGGACTACAACAAGCACAAGCTGACCAACGTGCTATACAGTCTGGATCCTTTGCTGGTAGTGGTACAAGGGGAGCTGTGTTTGATGCAGCACTTCAAGGAGAACAGTTTGATGTGCTTGGCAAAACTGTAGCTGATTTATATAGTCAAGGCTATGGTCAAGCCCAACAAGCAGGTCAAAACGCTGCTGGTATCATGGGCACTATTGGTCAACAAATGCAAGGACAACGACACGCTGATGTTAATGCACTATATAATCTTGGTGAACAACGAAGAGGTATTGGAGCACAACGAGCAATGTACGGCTATCAAATGCCAATGAACCAAGCTTCATTCTTACAGCAAGCCTATAGCGGCATGCCTACATGGCAAGCTCCACTGATGCCTAATCCAATGCAAATGGGCATAGCAGGTGCAGGTGTGATGGGTGGCTGGAGATAATGTATGCCAGGAGTATTTAAAAGATCATTATTTAAAGCACCAGTGTACGAACACTACGGCACAGGGATAGCTTCTGGTCTGGATGATAGACCGGGGTACGCGGCCGGCGGACGAATAGGTTATGCTGCAGGCAGCCCTGATCCAACTCAAGAGAATAAAATAGAAGGAATTGTTTCTGAAGGACTAGCTCAATCTGGGAAAGAGGCCTTGTTTGATGGTCAATGGAATGCTCCATTTGCAAACTGGCAAACGCTTAGTGTCTTAGGGCAAGAGTATCAAGTAGCTCTCTACAATGCGTTACAGGCAAATGGCATAACAACGGAGATGTGGAGAAAACTTCCAGAGGCACAAAAACAAGAACTTGCTCAAGAATTTGGAGACCAAGCATTTGAAATCATATCTCAAAAATATAATATTCCTATTGAGCAGTTAAATATTTCTTTTGGTGGAGATTTAGATAAAGATGGCAATAACTTTACCATAAACAACACAATAAAATCAATTAACACACAATTAATAAACACCCCATCAGGACAAATGGATAAACTTGTTCCAAAAATAGAGGCCTCTATTGAGAGCAGTTTAGGTGGTTTACAAGAAGATTTCCCTAATATAATGGATCCGCTTCCTTCTGTAGTAGCACAGGAAAAAACTGATGAAGAAGTACTTACTGGTGGGGAGACAGACCCCGGCCTACTCGACACAGGAGCGGGTCTAGGAACATTAGCCGGTCTTCCTGGCATTCAAACAGATGAAGGAAGAACAGCAGCTATTGATTATTTGAAACAAGCTCAAATGGAAACCGAGCTTCAAGACAAAGCAAGACGTCAAGCAATTGAGGCAGGCTTCATGAACTTAGGTGCTGCTGACCCTGTACAACCTTGGGAAGGAATGGGAAGAGCTACGTTCAGAGCATTTCAAGAACCTATGGCTGCGCTACGTGAACGAGAGTACCAACTTGGTCAAGACATGTACACAAACATTAGAGACCGAGTCACGGACGACGCTGTACGGCCAGATCAAGTTAAGTTTATGGAGCATTTAGCTGGAGATCCTTTAGCAATGAAGACAGCAAAAGAAATCTATGGTTCTTCTGCTTCAGGGGGTCTAGATCTTCAACAAGCGTATGCTATTGCAGAGGATATAGGTGACCAAGAACTTGCAACTATGTTTGGAGTGGAGGTAAGTGAGATCCAAGCAAATAGATCACAATATGTTTTAGAGCGTGCTAATCAAATTCAACAAATGAGCATAACGAATCCTGGTGCTTTAATGCAACAGACAATTAAAGATGGGGGCAGAGTAGGTTATCAACAAGGAGCTTTAGTTACTGATCCAAACGCTCAACCGGTTTCACAAGACATGGCTGCAGCACAACAAGGTGTTCCCCCACAACAAGGAATTGAGGCTACTGCACCAACCAATTTAACTTTTGAAGAATTACGCGCAGCATTACCTGATTATATTACGGATAATGTTGTACAACTGCTTGTAGAGGATAAAGCAGCATTATCAGAGTTTGTAGAAATTAAAACCCGTACTGAGGCAGACGACTTTGAAGACAAATATCGGGTTGAGTTAAATTTACCTGAGCAAGACGAGGAGATGATTCCTACAACTGAGTTCGCTTAGGAGGTTTCATGGGTGATAAAAGTAACTACTACTTTCAACACGGGACGAAAGGTCCAGAATTTAATAAGGCGGAGCAGTTTGCACTAGGACTTACTTCTGGTGGTCTTAAAATATTTGAAGGTATTGCTGAACTTGGAGCAGGCTTCATTGATTATGCTTTTGATACAAAGCTTCTAGATTACATAGAAAGAAACTTTCCAAAAATAAATGTTGACGACGGTGTTGGTAAATTCACTGAGCTTCTTGTTCAATATGGACTGCCTTATTTTGGTGCTGCAAAAATTGCAAGTAAACTGATAGGTTTAAAAAGACTAGACACTATCCGCAAAGGGACAGGGGTTTCTGGAGTTGCAACAAAGATGGGTTATTATGGAGGATTAGGGGTTATTACCGATCCATTTATTTCTACTAGTCGAGATGTTACTCTAGGGCAAGCGTTTGGTCTAAGCACAAAACCTGAAATAGAAGATTTAACAGGTCGTGCTAAAGCAGCAGCAACTCTGAAACAAAAAACAATTATGGGCATAGAAGCAGGCGCACTTGGTGCAGCTCTGCCTGTTGCTGGCGCGGGATTGAAAGGTGCGGTAGTAGGTGGTGCAAAAGTAGCTGCTCCAGTTGCTAAAGGCGTTAATTTTGCTATTGTTAATCCTTTAGCAAAAATTATTGCAGGAGACGCTGTTGGAACTAATGTTACACAACAATTGTTTCAAAAAATAACAAAAGGCACAAAAGATGCCGTAAACTTTACACGAGACAAACTTAACTTAGCCTCTATTGACGAAATTCGGTTGATCAGAAATCCTGAGACCTTTAGACAAAGAATGCAGCAAAAAATTATCAACAATCTTACTACGGCAGGAGCTCTTCCACGAAATGCTTTTGATATTAGAAAAATGGAAAGCACTCTCTTTTTAAAAGAAGGTAAGATACTTGATAATTTGACAAAAAATTTAAATAAGTCAATTGATAATATAATCACAAATAAAGAGCTTACTAAAGCAGAAACCATAACAGCGAGACAATCTATGTTCGATGATATTGGCAAAGTGTTAAGCAGAGACAAAGAAATAAGAGACTTGCCTAAAGGGCTTCAAGACTCAGTTCAATCTCTTAGAAATGGCCATGATGACCTTAAAAAAAGAATGGTAGACTTAATGCAAGCTGAAAATATTTTAACTTTGGAAGGGAAAAATCTGCTTAAGGCGCGTGCAAGACTGGACCCAGAAGAATACAAGAACCTATCTGCAATACTTAAAGACGGCGTTTCTGATGTAGTTGAGAAAGGACTATTAAGGTATTTAAACAGGGGAATACACAACAGTTATGCTGTTTTTCAAAGAGGAAAAAAATTTACTCCTGATGAAGCTTCTCTAAAAGGGGCTAGAGAGTATGTGTTCAAATATTTAAAAGAGCATGGAGATCACTTACCAGGAACTTCGGATTCTGTACTACGAAGTGAGGCACACGCACAGGTTGAAACATTCTTAAACCAAGCAAAAAACAGCCACACCGCTGAATATTTCTTTGATACCGCTTTACCTACATGGTTAATTAGGTCTGAAGCACGTCCTGGTGCTAAAATAACTTTTCTTGGAGAAGATGTGGTTGGTTTTGGAAGAGCAGCCAGACGAGAACTGCCTGACGAAATAGAAAAATTATTGGGTAAAGAAAGCGTAGAGCAGGGTATTTTAAATACGAACGTTGTTCTTGCTGATATTGTGGCCAAGAAAAACTATATTAACCAAATGCTTCAATTTAATAAAAGCATAGATACTGGAAAATTTATATTCACACCAGACTACAAAAGAGTCTTTGCGGAATTTAGCAAAGGTTTTGGTATTGAGATTAAAAATATTGCCGACCTAGAAAAAGCTCTTATTGCGAGAGGTACCCCGGACAAATTTGCAGGTAGAAAAATAAGGGAAATACTTCAGGGAGACGTTGCAAGACAATTTAGAGAACAGTATCCAACTTTGGCGGACAGGGCCCCAACCATGAGAGACATGGGTGAAGCTTTTAGAAGAAAAACGTCTGGGGAAGATCCATTTGGTTTATATTCCAAGATGATTAATCACTATGTTCCAGAAAATCTATTTGACGCATTGACAGGAGAAATGAAAGGCTTTGGCGCTGCTTGGGAAGCACTGCCTCTCTATAAAACTTTTTTAACATTTAAAGGTTTAACACAGGCAGGTAAAACAGTGTTCAGTCCAGTGACCCAAGTCAGGAACTTTACTTCAGCATCATTCTTCGCACTACATAATGGTCACATTGGAACTCCATTTGGCAAAAATCCGCATACATTTACAGATATTGTTCGCGCCCATCTAGATGAAGTGTTCCCTCCAGGAGTAAAAATTACAAAAGACTCCGCAAGGAAATACTTAGAACAAAGTAGATTACGGTCCATTGAATTAGGTGTTACACAAAGTAACCCGATGGCAAGAGAGATTGAAGATTTATTTGTTGATATAGCGGCAGGTAAATCTAGATACAGTTCAACACAAGCGATATTTAAAAAACTAATCGACAGCCCTACGTTCCAAAAATCTCAAGAGCTGTATATGAAAGGTGATGATATTTGGAAACATTTTGGTTGGTTATTTACTCAATCTCAACTAAGGCAGGCTCTTCCAAAAAACCCTGGGTTTAATGTAAGCGCTAGAAAACTTTATGCGGAGTTATTTAATAAAGAGTTTAATTTTACAACAGGAACTGGTGTTGCAAAAACTTATGACGAAGTAGTAGAGGAGTTTGCAGCACAGTTTGTTAAGAACACTTATCCAAACTATAACTACGTTCCTCAGTTTATAAAAGACATGAGAAGACTTCCTCTTGGTAACTTTATTTCCTTCCCAGCAGAGATACTAAGAACATCAGCAAACCTAATGAAGTTTTCAGCAAAAATGATGGCAAGTGAGAACCCTGTTATTAGGCAAATGGGTGCTAAGAGCTTTGTAGGTCAGGCCATGGGCTTCTCTACAGGAGCAACTTTAGCAACTGCGTCTCTGTCAGCTATTGGAATGAGTAGAGACGAGTACAACAGCTTTAGAGAAACACAAGTTCCAGAATGGAATAGATTTAGTGACCTAATTATGCTGTCCCGTGCTGACAAACCAGACGGCAATGTCGTCTATAGATATGTTCCATTCTCATATCAAAACCCATACGAATACTTACAAGCACCTTTCTACGCTCTCGCAGGAGAAATGGCTGCAGGGAAGAAAGTAGGGGCGGACTGGGACGATAGAGTTTTAAACGCCATGGGCTCTGCATTTATGCGAGTATTTGAACCATTTATCGATGAGTCTATTTTAACAGAATTACTAGCAGATGTTACTGTCAGAGGCGGACAACCTAGACGAGGAGGCAGAATTTACCCAGAAGGAGCCCCTGTAGGAGATAAATTGTGGGCAATGTTTGGCCATGTTATGGGTGGCATTCAACCGGGTATATTTACACAAGGTGGACGATTTATGCAGGCTGTTGCAGGAGAAAAAACAAGGTACGGAAAACAATATACTATTGGTGATGAAGCACTAGCCGTGTTTGCTGGAGTTAGAGTATATGATGCAGACTTATCAAATAACTTAAACTTCTCTTATAACGACTTTGCAAGGATTGATCGGCAGAACACATCTCTTGCTAAGAGAAACTTTTTTGCAGAGAACGCTACTTTAGGTACAAGAGCTCTTGCATACGAAAACTATCTAGAAGATTCTTATAGATCTTACACTGAATTTAGGAAGATAACCGAAGACTTAAAAGCTCTAGGAATAAGCGACACTTACATTAAAAAGTTTTTAAAACAAAGAGGAGCAAAAAAACACATACAAAAAAGCATACGTCGAGGTCAATTTATTCCCCCTAACTATAAAACGTTCTATGAGGATGAGCGATTTAAAAAACTTGCGAAAAAACTTGGCGTATCACGAGCATCACTTTTCCCTAGAAGTGAGATGAGAAATATTTACTTTAACTATAGATATAGAGACTTACTACAATCGTTAAGTACTATTCGTTCACAAATAAGAAAAGAAAACCAACCAACACCGCCTACTCCTGCACCAGTAACCACGGCACAGGGACAAGGGACAACGGTACAAGGACCAGGTCTTGCTACTCCAGGAGCGATGGCAACAGGAACACAGACGCCTGGTCTAAGTGGTTCATTAAATCCTCCAACTAAAACTGTACGTGAACGTTTGGTGGAAAACGATCCTTTACTAAGGGACTTGGCGTGACCGACGAAGATACAAAGTATGCGTTAGAAGCGCATTTAAAAGAATGTCAACTGCGCTATGAAATATTTGAAGAGAAGTTAGATAATGTTCAAATACAGCAAGAACGAATCAATAAACACACATTTGAGTTAAGACAAATGATGACATGGTTTATGGGGGCCGCAGCTTCCTTTGCTGCTATCTCAATTATTCTTGGGATTATCTATGTTTTAGTGGAAGTGTTGTAGTCATCCATGCCTAATTGTCGCATAGACTCTTTAAATCTTTCGTCTCTAATCACAGGGAGTTTGTTTCTGTTCTTAATGTAGCCTTGAATCCACATACAGCCATCGTCATCTACTACCAGAAATACTATGCCGTCGTCTGGATAATCTCTTTGATTTGGGTTTAATTTTGCTCCAGATACTCGTGTCTTACCAACACCATTAATATAATTAAGTGCCTTAACATCTACTCTTAATAATTTTTTATTTTTCCTACTTTCTACAATTAAATCTATTTGTCCGTGTGATTCTACGTTTTTATAAACGTTGTATCCTTCTTTTAGCAGCTTAACAATTGCTGCATACTCAGAAATATTTCCTTTAGTATGACCAGGATTATCACTCAAAATACAACACCTATAACCATTCTTTTAGTTCTTCTCCCAATATCTCATTGGCAATATCAATCTTTTGTCGCAAAGCTTTCACAATTCTCTCATCTACAGAGTCTTTACATATAATATCAACATAAGTAACTTTATCCTTTTGACCAATCCTATGTGCCCTATCTTCGGACTGCAACCTTTTCTCTAGATCATAACTGTTAGAATAATACACAACAGTTGTTGCCGCTGTTAACGTAATTCCATACCCTCCAGTCTGTGGATTACCAATAAAAAATCTTACTTCAGAATCTTCATCTTGAAACTTGTCAATATTTCCTTGTCGTTGCTTCTGTTTTGTTGCACCGTAGTAGGTACAGAAGGAGCCTTCTCCATATCTCTTGCCTATTTCTTTACTAATTAGTTTTATATCTTCTACGTAGTTAGACCAAATAATAACCTTTCCTTCACACTCATCCAGAACCTCTAAAAGCTCACCTAATCTATTGCTTTTTACTGCCGTAATTGTGCCGTCGTCCGCCTTAAAATGACCACAAGTTATCTGCTGTAAACGAAGCATTTGAGTTAATACATTCATAGTAGAGCACACCTTGTTGTTTAGTTCAGCCAAAGCAATTTCTTTCATAGAGTTATATATTTTTTGTTGTTCTGGGGTCATTTCAATGGTTCGTTGTTGATATACCTTGTCTGGCAAATCAAGGCAGTCTGCTTTTAAAATTCTATAAGAAAACTTTGATACAACGTCGGACAGCTCATGTAAATTTCTGTAGCTATCTACGGGTCTTACAATGTTAACCTGTCTTCCATTAACATTTATTGTGCTCATGTTAGCATAACGCGACCTAAATGAATAAAACGACTCATGGCCAAGCAGTTCAGAGTCTAAGAAATTACATTGAGAATATAGGTCTAATGGGCTCTTTGTTACAGGGCTTCCTGTCATAATCCTTTTATATTGAGCATCCATTCCTACTGCTAAAATGTTTTTTGTTCTTGCAGCAGAAGGAGTCTTAATAGAAGTACTTTCATCTACAGCCATTAAAGTCTTGTAACCCCATAAAAATTTTTGTGCTTCTTCTCTTCCCGGTTTAGTTGAAAAAGCTTCAACATTCATAACAAAAAATGTTAAGCAAGGATCTCTTGTCTGTGAATATAGTTGACTCAACATCTCCTTGTCGTCCTTAGATCGAGAACTTGGAGCAACCCAATAAAAAGTTCGGCAGTTAATATGATTGGGTAAATGCTTAGGTATTTCCTGCGCTACCCAGTTTCTGTAAACCCCTTTAGGTGCTACAATAAGCGCCCCAGAAATCTTTCCTTCATCATAAAGCATAGCAATATTGTCCAATAAAATCTTAGACTTGCCTGTACCCATCTCACAAAAGAGAGCAAAATTTCTTTTTTTCCAACTCTTTTCAAGAGCATTAAGTTGGTGCTTATAGGGCTTTGTTTTAAATTTATATTTCATCTGTCTTGTCTTTCTTTCTAAAAACATTATAATAGGAATAATTTTTAATTAGTCAAGAAAGAAAAATATGACTGTTTATTGTGTGCAAGAACCGCCAGGAACATCAAGAGGAATGCCAAAAATGGATGTTATGAAGGCACTACCTTTTGGTAATGTAAAATTTTTATTTACAGAGCGAGCACAATTAGTATATAGTACAGGAGCGTTAGTACATGAGCTTAGAAAGAAACTTGAAAAATTTGATGATGAAGATTATTTATTGCTTGTGGGTGATCCTTCTATCATTGCTACTACTAGTGCTGTAGTAGCCGACATTAATAATGGAAAATTTAAAATGTTGAAATGGGATCGAGAATCTGGTAAGTACTATCCGTTAACAGTTAATTTATACCAGAAAGAAGATAATTATGACGAAGATAAATTTTGAGGAAGATAAGTTAGAGAGTGTCAGTAACGAAGACGCCTCAACAATAGGTGATCTGTGTCAACAACTTGTTGATGCTGAAACTGAAATTGATGCACTTAAAAAAGTGCTACAGCAAAAACAGGAACTTGCTTTAGAAATAAAACAAGTGAAAATTCCAGAGTGGATGAAAGACAAGAATTTGTCTCAATTGAAACTTAATGATGGAAGTTCTGTTGAAGTAAAGAATTTTTACGGTATTTCGATACCCAAAGACCCAGACGAAAAGTCTACGGCGTATCAATGGCTTCGTGACAATAACCTTGGTGATCTTATTAAAAATGAGATTGCCGCTAGGTTTGGTCGTAACGAAGACGGGAAGGCATTGGAGTTTTCCAAGTTAGCCACCGCCAATGGTTATGAGGTTCAACAAAGTTTAAAAGTTGAGCCCATGACCCTTAAAGCAACTCTTCGGGAACTGCATGAAAAAGGTGCGGCTCTACCACCCGAAGATCTTTTTAAAACGTTTGTGGGTAGACAAGCAAAAGTAGTTAGGAAAAAATAACGATGAATAACAAAGTAACAAAAACAAAGAAAAACGGCAATAGCGTTGCTGTGATAGGAGTTGATACTATGCTAGCAGACTCAAAGAACCTTAGTGGATTAGAACATGTTAATTCCTCTGATGATTTGGCTCTGCCATTTTTAAAAGTATTGAGTCAACTTTCTCCGCAGTGTAACAAAACCAGTAACAATTTTGTAGAAGAGGCCGAACCTGGCATGATATACAATACTGTTACCGGAAAACTCTATGACGGAGAAGAAGGAATAGACGTAATCCCTTGCCACTATAAAAGAGAGTTTATAGAATGGGGAGAACGTGGGAAAGGCACAGGGGCTCCTGTGGCTATTCATCCTGCAAACTATGACATTAGTCAAGCACCAAGAGATGCTAATTTTCAAAACAGATTACCAAATGGTAATATTGTAGAAGAGACAGCAAATCACTTTGTTTTGGTTTTAGATAAAGTAGGAGCAGAACAAGCTCTTATTACTATGAAATCAACTCAAAGAAAAGTTTCACGTAAATGGAACTCAATGATGCTTAGTCAAAAGATGCAAGGAAAAGATGGTGCACCTTTTACGCCACCTTCATACAGTCAAGTCTACAGATTAAAAACTGTGCCACAGTCCAACTCTAAAGGGACTTGGTTTGGATGGGAAATATTTAAAGTAGGTCCTGTTGAAGACGCGAGTTTGTATGATTCTGCAAAACTTTTTGCAAGTGGAGTTAATGCAAATAGTGTGAAAGTACAACACCAAGAAGAGACAAAACAAGTAGCATCGGGCAAAGACCCGTTCTAATTGATGGGGGCGACATTATTGTCGCCCCTCTCTTTTATGGTGATGTATGGAAGAATTAACTATTAGTAATATATTTAAGGGTAATGAAGACGCCTACGGCACCTTTATAGATTCCGGAGAAAAGGATCATAGGGGCAAAGCTAAAGGCACTTGTCGAACTTTGGCTTTAAAAGAAGGGCAAAAATTATCCGAAAGCAAAGAACTTTGGGACGCTCATTTAAAAGGAAAACAAAGTATTGGAGTTATACCTATTAACAAACAGAACGAATGTTATTGGGGGTGTATAGACATTGACTCTTACAAAGGATTTAATCACAAAGAACTTTTAACTAGTATTGAAAGAGCGAAGCTTCCATTTGTCGTGTTTAAATCAAAAAGTGGTGGCGCTCATGTGTATGGATTTTTTAAGAATCCTGTTAAAGCAAAAATATTAAGAAAACGATTAGCTGAAGCTTCAGCTTTGTTAGGGTTTAAAGGATCTGAAATTTTCCCTAAACAAAATGAATTGCCGAATGGATTTTTTGGCAACTATGTGAACACTCCTTACTTTAATGCCGAGAACACTGATCGTTATGCTATGAAATTAAATGGGGATGAGGTTGAAAAATTATCTCTTGAACAATTTTATGATCACTATCGTGAGAAAGTGATAGATGGCATAGATCAGTTTGTCATTAAAACCGACACTATTTTTCCAGAGGGTCCTCCTTGTAATAACTGTATTGCATTGAGAGGGTGTAGTGAAGGAGGAAGAAACAATTATTTATTTAATGTTGCGGTTATGTTGAAACGTATGAGTCAAGAGAATAATGAAGACTGGTTAGATAGACTAAGAGAAGTAAATGAGAAGTATTTGAAAACACCTCTTTCTAGAAAAGAAGTGGACAACATATATGGCTCTGTTGCAAACCACACTGAACACACTAATAACAGTGTTTTAGACGTTGACCTAGATGAAGAAACAAATCAAAGCTATCACTACCTATGTAAGCAAGAACCTCTTCAAAGCTATTGTGATAGAGGTGCTTGTGTAGGGAGAAAGTTTGGCGTAACACGGCCAACGAACATTGGTGACGAAGAGTTTCAAATAACACAGATACACAAAGTGTTAGATGACCCAATAATATATTACATAACATTTGAAAGTGGCATCGTGATGAAGGCTGAATTAAAAGAAATGACGGATCAAAAACTTTGGAGAGAAAAGGTCTTTGCTACATTAGATGCGAAACCTCCACGATTAGCGGTGAATGATTTTGATACTTTTATGAATGTGAGTATGAGAGAGCACTTAGAGGTGGTACAACTACCAGAAGGGGTGTCACGACTAGATCGCATTAGAGGTGCCATAGAAAACTGGTTGACGGGAACAGGCGCTGGGGACGATAAAGAAAGTATCTTAGCCGGTAATTCTTTTTATGATGTTAAAAAGAAAGTAGTTTGGTTTAGGTTTCAAGACTTAAGAGATGCTTTAGTCTCAACTAAAGATTTACGCGCCACACAAAATGACTCGACTATGCTTCTTGACTTTATAAAAAGAGGAGCAAAGAACGAGGCCGGAGAAAAAATTACAAATCCAGGTCTTGAAGCAAAAGACGGGAGGCTTAATGTAAATGGAAAAACAATATTTTGTTGGTATATAAAGGACACTGCTGTGGACATGACAATTACTGACATTGAACCTAAAGACATCATAAAGGAGGATGCATTTTAATGACGAAGATAAAGGAAGCAAAAAAGATATTTGGTCCGCCCGGAACAGGGAAGACAAATTATCTAATAGAAAAGGTTCTACACCTCAGAGACAAAGAGAAGCTGGCACCAAAAGATATTTGCTACATCACATTTACCAATAAAGGTATTGACGAAGTTAGAGAACGTTTAGGGGTCACTAAAAAGACAGAGGGCTATGAATCTTTTGCGACCATACATGGTCTTTGTAATAGGTACATTAAAGGACAAGAATCAAAACTTGTAGCTAGCTCTGATTTTGATTTCTGGGCGTCTAAAGAACGAGGAGATGTAAAGAAAGAGTTTGGCGGAGATATGGAAAACAATTTTATTGTTCAAGCATACAACTTACAAAGAGTTTCAAATATTCCCTTAACAGAAGCCTTTACAAAATTAAATGAAAGAAATTATAAGTGGAACAAGGTTGAATACTATGTGAAGAGTTGGGATAAATATAAAGAAAACAATAAGTTGCACGACTTTACAGATCAAATACTTTTTGCATTAAGTGTGGATGAGTTTCAACATTACAAGGCTGTGTTTCTTGATGAGGCACAGGACTCTTCGTGGTGTCAATGGCAAGTGATAAACAAACTGACAGGAAAAGGAACTGTTGAATATTTGTATCTTGCCGGAGATGATGACCAAGCAATCTTTGATTGGAACGGAGGAGATGTAAAATGTTTCTTAAAAGCCTATGCGTCTGTGTGTACTCCAGTATACTTAGAAGGTTCTTATAGACTTGCACATAACCACATTGAGTTTGCAAATATTATTAGTTCTCAAATAAAACAAAGAGAAAAAAAGACCTATGATGCTATTAAACCGGGTGTAGGAGAGTTAGGCTACACGGACAGCTTTTCAACTATTCCTTTAAACAATGAAGAGTCGTGGACCATTATGGTTACCGGATCAAGAATCATGGATGAAATGAAAGACCTATTAATTAAACGTAGATTGTGGTTCAAACAAATAACAGCGAGAGGATTTGTTCATTATCCTGTAGGTTCAAAAATTATTTCTGCTTTAAAATGCTATTTTGATCTGCAGCAAGGAAAGTATGTTACCAAGTCTGACTTATTTAACTACAGACAACTGGTTAAACCTAAAAACTTTAAGCCTAAACAATGGGAAACATTAGATCAAGACCAGCTTTATAGTTCAAAACAATTGGAAGAAATGTTTGAGTTTGATTTTTCAGTTGATTGGAAAGATAATTTTTCTGACATAAAGAATCCAGAGTGGCAAAGAAAACGTCGTTATATTATAGAATGTATAAATAAAGGTGTGGACATCTTTACTAAAAGTCCAAAGATAAAACTATCCACTATACATGGAATGAAAGGTGGCGAAGACGACAACACTGTGGTTGTAGGCAATATGGAAAAACCGTTCTTTGATAAATACACCAGTCATAATTATATAGAGAAGGACTCAGTGCTTCGTATCTTCTATGTGGCATGTACTCGATCTAAGAAAAATATGTATGTATATATGTGTCCAAGTTTGCAATATCGCTTCGATTTTGATAGAGTGTTTAAAGCGTATAACGAAAGACAAAAAGTAGCATAAATGAAGAAAAAGAAACATGATCCGGTGAATCACCCGTCACATTATAATCAAGGTGATATTGGTTGCATCGAGGCAATTAAAGCGTGTCAAGGTTATGGACATAGATACTACTTACAAGGCTCAGCTATAAAATATATCTGGCGCCATGAATGGAAGAAAAAACCAGTAGAAGATTTAGATAAAGCTATCTGGTTTTTAAATAGATTAAAAGAGGAGTATAAATGAAAACCAATCTTAAGCCCTGGACTGAGTGGGTCCCAGAAGAAAACTTTCCCGATCTTTCTAAAGAAGAAAGTCTCGCAGTCGACTTAGAGACTTGTGATACTGACTTAATAACTCATGGTTCTGGTTGGGCCACTGGTAATGGATACATTACAGGTTTTGCACTTGCCACAAAAGACTGGCAGGGTTATTACCCTGTTGCTCATGCAGAAGGAAATCTCGATGCAGAGAAAGTAATAGCGTGGGTTAAGAAAACTTTAAGTTATGGTATGCCAAAAATATTTCATAATGCTTCCTATGATATGGGCTGGCTTCAAGCATCAGGTATAACCGTTAATGGTACTATACATGACACAATGATTTCAAGTGCTTTGATTGACGAACATAGATTCTCCTATACTTTGAATAGTTTAGCAAAAGACAAACTTGGTAAAGGAAAGGATGAAGACGTTCTTATTGACTTTGCTAAGTCAAAAGGAATCGATCCTAAGAAAGAAATGTATAAGATGCCAGCAATGTATGTTGGAGAATATGCAGAATACGACGCGCGATTAACTTATGATCTATTCTTTCACAACGAACGAGAGATCGAGAAACAAGGGCTACATAAGATATATGATTTAGAGACTAGACTTCAGCCGTGCTTGATTAAAATGCGAGCAAACGGTGTTCGCGTTGATCTAGAGGCCGCTGAGAAAGCAAAGAAAGATTTGATTACAGAAGAAGAAGCAGCGCTTTATGAAATCAAGAAACTATCTGGAGTGGATGTTAATATCTGGGCTGCGGCTTCTGTGGCGAAAGCTTTTGATAACTTAAAAATTAAATACAAACAAACCACGACAGGAAAGCCTAGTTTCACTAAAAACTTTCTACTGCAACACGACTCAGAGATTGCACAACTTATCATTAAGGCCAGAGAAACTAATAAGGCTCATACAACCTTTATTGATAGTATCTTACGCCATCAACATAAGGGTCGTATCCACTCAGAGATACACCAAATGCGTAGTGATGACAGAGGTACAGTGACCGGGCGCTTTAGTTATAGTAAGCCAAACCTACAGCAGATCCCAGCCCGTAATCCAAAGATTAAGAATAAGATTCGTTCTCTCTTCATCCCGGAACACGGTCAACGGTGGGGAAGTTTTGACTACTCACAGCAAGAACCAAGACTCGTGGTCCACTTTGCTGAGCGAATCAATGAGGCTGAAGGTTTTAATTATACCTCTAAACGTCCTGTAATGGGCACTAAAGAGTTTATTACAGGGTATCGTGGAGGGGATGCAGATTTTCATAAGATGGTTGCGAAAATGGCGGGCATTGATAGGAAGATTGCTAAGACAATTAATCTTGGATTGTTCTATGGCATGGGAAAAGGAAAACTCAAAGAGCAGTTAGGTATTGATGAAGAAACTGCAGAGGTTCTTATTAATGACTACAACGAAAAAGTTCCTTTTGTTAAAAGACTTTCACAGCGAGCAATGGACTCAATGGATAACAAGGGATACGTGACCACGATCTACGGCCGACGGTGCCGGTTCTTTGGTTATGTTCCGGTCAGGTGGGGTGCAAGTGGTTTTTGGAAAACAGAAAAAGAAGCAGAAGAAGATGTTGGTAAGTATGGTTATAAGAAAGCTTACACTTACAAAGCATTAAATAAGTTAATTCAAGGGTCTGCGGCCGATCAAACAAAGAAAGCAATGGTGGACTTATATGAGCAAGATGGTATCATACCTCATATACAAGTTCACGATGAATTAAATATTTCTATTGAGGGCGAGGAACAGGCCAAACGAATTGTCGAAAAAATGGAGAACTGTATAAAACTACATGTGCCAAGTCGAGTTGATTACAAATTAGCAAATAACTGGGGTGAAGCAAAAGATGACTAAGACGTGTGCAACGTGTGGCGAAGAATTTACAGTGTTGACGCCGGTCGCTTTCAAGATAAAGAAGTACTGTTCGGCAAGATGTAGTAAAGGTTATTATAACACGAGCAACGCAAGGAGAAAACAAAACACGGATGGCAAAGAAATCGAACGTCGTTGATGTTTCATTGTGCCCGAGTTGTGCTCGCTTAACCACTATGAAGAAGATACAGAAAGACAATTATTTTTGTCGTTTATGTAATCAGAAGTTTAAACAATATACAAACGGGAGACTTCTATATATTCCTCTCGCTGTTGCTGACGCAATGGAACGAACCAAAGAGCAGCTTAAATTTGAATTTGAACAAGAGATGGATCTAGACATGGGAATGGGGCTGACTTTTGAACCAGAATTCGAAGACGACCTTGACAAAGAGTAATTAATACCCCATATTATAATTATCAGTAGCTTGATAAGTGCTGACACAAACAATTAACTGCTTAAAAGGAGGGTTATTATGACTTTTGACTTATCACCATTATTACGTTCTAGCGTTGGATTTGATGCATTTGACAAAATGTTTGACAATATGTTCAAGCATGGGGACACTGCGACAACTTATCCGCCCTATAATATAATAAAATCTAACAACAATTACACTATCACCATGGCCGTAGCTGGTTTTGCCGAGAAGGATATTGACGTATCCGTTGAGGATAACGAGCTCATTATTAGTGGTGAGGTGCCTAAACAGGACAACGAACCAGAGTTCCTGCATCGTGGCATAGCCGCGCGCAACTTTAGAAGATCATTTAAACTAGCTGAAACTATCAAAGTTGGTAGTGCAAGCTACAAGGATGGACTGTTGCATATATATCTCGAACGAGAGGTTCCGGAGCACCAACGCCCTAGAAAAATTAAGATCGATTCTTAAAGTCTATAGCGTTAAAGACTTCGCCGATAATGGTGGCTGGTCTGCCGTCGGAATGGTATGTTGCACAGGCCTTTAGTTCTTCTAAAGGTACCCCATTTTGTAGGGCTACAGATAGAATACGGCCTATCTCTGTTAGTGTGTCATGACGTTCTGTTCCGACCTTACCGCCGCCATTAATCCAGACTTCTTTCACTTCACCGTTGCAGAATGATGTGGTCAGCCTATATGGTGTACCATTTGCATCCCTAATATCGAAGGCATACGCCGGTCTTCTGTCTGTTAATTGTTCTCTCATAAAATACTCTTTCTTATTGACATTTTACACTAATCTACTATAAGTTGGAGTAGATTACAACAAAATATGGAGGATTCCATGGTTTTTGATGATAATTTCCCGTTTCAAGACATAGTCTTGGCGAGTGAAACAGTAAAACTGCAGCAAGAAGTTCAAATGCTGAAACAGCAGAATCGCGAACTACGCAGTAGAAACCACGAGCTAAAGGTTTCTTTAAAGCAAGCAGTTGGACCGGACCCACAATACGGGAGTATATAAACTATAACATATAGAAAGGTAAAAGGATGCCCGACATTCTAAAATATAATTCTGTCTCTGTAAATAAGCATACTTATAAGGAGTTGCGTGCAGTGGCCAAAGCACTATCTGAAAAACTTGGGATGAAGATGTCTATTTCGAAGACAATCGAACATCTTGCGACACAAAAAGCAAAGCAGATGAAGCTGAATGGCCATTCAAAATCTTAAGTCGCTTATAAAGGAGAAATATTCCTATGCTGCTGTTCGACGCAAGAAAGTGGATGGCAAACGCTATTACGAAGGCGAGAACAAGCTTCTCCCGTCTGTTACCACGGTCCTCTCCGCCACCAAGGACGACCGGGACCAGAAAGGTCTACAGGCGTGGCGCAATAGAGTTGGCGAAGAGAAGGCAGAGGCGATTAAGAATCAAGCAGCGGCAGTTGGAACAGCAATGCACAAATTCCTCGAATGCCATATCGAAGGAGTAGGCTACGATGACATCACCAACATCGGAGTCATTGGTAAGCGTATGGCAAAACTCATAATTGAGTCCGGTCTTCCTTCCATGGACGAATATTGGGGAACCGAAGTACCCCTGTACTACCCCACGTTCTACGGAGGGACGGCCGATTGTACTGGAGTTTGGCGCGATCAGCCGGCAGTCATTGACTTTAAGCAGACAAATAAGCCGAAAAAGGAAGAGTGGATTGAGGATTATTTTATTCAACTTGCGGCATATATCATGGCGCACGATGCGTTGTATAAGACTAAAATGGAGGCTGGAGTGATACTTATGGCGTCAAGAGGTATGACTTTACAAATGTTTACGCTCAACGGACAACGGTTGGATGATTATAAATATAAATGGTTAAAACGTTGTGAAAAATACTATAACCTGGAAGGATGACTTGGAAACTTTTTATACAGATAACGGTTATCGCTCTGCTGACAACGGTTACTATACAACAGACAACGATTATCAGACAGCATACATCTTACTTAGATGCAGACTGGTGCTCGGCAGAAATTGACACGTTGCGCAAGCATGTGGATGAGATACATACTGTATTAGTTAATGACCAAGAGGTAGTATCAAAATAGATGAACTGTTGGAGTTGTGGTAACGAATTAATTTGGGGCGGTGATCACGACACTGAGTGGGAAGAGAATGAAAACGAACAACATATGATTATGACGATCTTATCGTGCCCTAAATGCACGGCAGAGGTAATTGTGTATCATGGAAACAAAGAATAGATGTACATACATATAGCCCAAGTACAATATTTTATGAAAAAGTTAGGGATACCGAGAGGGTTTAGTCTTGAAACTTTAAGGAAGAATAGACGAAAAGGTAAATTTAATGTACCTTATATTAAAGTTGGAAACACTCCGTACTTTAAAGATGAAGACATTTTAGAATGGTTAGAAAAGCAAAAGAATGGCTAAGAGAAGTAAGTTTTATAGTAGTGACCATATTACTAAGAAGAGAATTAAACGGCCCGGAAGACACGCAAAACGGCCTAATAAAAAGTTTAGTAAGAAAAAATATAGAGGACAAGGAAAGAAGAAATGACCCAAAATAAAGAATACAAAGAATTTATGGATAAAACCTACAGTAAGGAGAAGCTTCGTGACTGGAGCAAAGAAAAGCCTGTGTCTAGATGGAATACTAGGCATTTACTCCAAGTATTACAAAATTTTGCTAAAGGGCCTAAGGGCGCTGAAGCGAAGGTTGTCGTGGCTCTACCGAAAGGTCGTGCTCCAGGCCAAGATAACTTTGAAATAACCGAAATAAAACTGGTTGATAACCCAATGATAGGAACGAAAGAGAGGCACTTTTTAGTGATATTTTTACAATGATAGATAGAACAGACGAAGAAACTCTGTACAAGAGAATAGAAAAGGTTGAAAAGCTATTGCGACAAGACTTGTCCCAAGGTGCAAGACGCATCTGGACTGGTAAGCTGAGGGATTTACAAGAACTGCGGTGGCAGAAGGCTAATGAGAGGATCGAAGCCCTTGCCAGATTTGGTGGGGCGTTTATTGAATTCTAAGGACAAAACTTTTGATGAGTTTTGGGAAGAGGAAGACAAGTTGTGGAAGTTAAGTATGCAAGAATCGTTCAGGCAAAGGAACGAGAGATTGAAAAAATTAAAAAAGGAGGACTTAATGGTTGATCTTTGTCCATGGTGCATGCATGAAGGTCAATGGATCATGGTCCACGGGCATTATCAATGCCCCAACTGTTGCAAAAATGTCACAGAATGCTGTCAAGGGGAGATAATGGAGTCTGAAAAGTAGTTACTAGGGTTTTTTTACCAAATTGATTTTTATGGGATAAAAAAAAATAAAATGGACGTAATTAAGTAATTTTAATGATTTTAATGCTTAACTTATTGAATAATAATAGTAAAATAATTACTTTTACAAGTAATTTTAAAGTAATTTTTAGAGGTTTGAAGTAATTTTCTTGTAGTCGTGAGTGCCAAATTGTAAAATTGTCAATTAGAGATTTAGTAAAAAAACCCTAGTAGAGTATAATGAGTGTAATTAAAAGTAAATTAGTGAAGAAATCAAAACCAGTAGTTGTTAAATCAGCCAAGGTAAAGTCATATCCGACCTCAGTTAAGGTAGGATATAGGGATATTAAGATAGAGTATGTACGCCCGGACTTTAAGACTGATGATATGACAGAAAGCTACGGGGAGTATCGTGCGCGCGAGGGTCGTATATTAGTACAGCATGATCTCTGCGGGCAGGAACGCTGCAACACAACATTTCATGAAATTATGCACGCTGCAGCCTATGTTTCAGGTTTAAATCAGGCTAATGGCCCTCTTAAAGATGATGATGCGGAGGAACTTGTTGTAAATCAACTATCTAATTTTATGATGGGGGTGTTTAGAGATAATCCTTGGCTATTGGACATGTTGAAAAAGCACATGAATAAGACTTAATTTAAAAGTTCACGCTTGCGCTTGACAGTTCTTTTATTTTTTGTTTCTTCTTCCATTTCTGAAAATTCTGCATCAACTATTTTTGGATTGAATTGGTCGGCTATCGCTTGAAGCTCCTTGCGTATTTCTTCTGGTGTTAATTGGTCAATTTTTCCATGCTTGATAATTTTTTGGTCTATGTAAAGGCCACCCGCTTTTCCACGAGCAATTTCAGCTTGAACTGCGCTTGCGTATGAGCCATTTTCCAACGCCTGTTGTTTAATTTGTTCTAAATCTCTCATGTGAGTTTCAAGGGAAACCCTATATTTTTCGTTTACCTCTTTTCTTAATTTAGTGATTTCTTGTACGACAAGGGGATAATAATTGGGGTTTTGTAGCTCAGAAGCAGTTGATCTTGCTCTATCTTTGGCATATCCACTCTCTATTGCACAGTCGGTTGCTGTTTTTCTACCCTCATTATATACTAGGAGTTGAACAAATTTGACTTGTTGTGGGGTTAAATGTTTCCTTCTCGACATATAGTATGTTTTTCCTCTTAGCATACCATATATAGTAGCTGTGAATAAAGTCAATTTTTTTAAAAAAAAACATAAAATGCTATTGACTGTGGGAAACAAATCAGATTAAACTTTGAAAATTTTAAAGATATAGGAAGAATGATAGAAAAATTGCACATAACTAAAAAGGATATTGGGCGCAAAGTGTTCACCATAGCAAAGTCAGAATACACTACTAAATATTATAAAGTCCTTGCAAATGATGAAGGTCAGGCAACAGACATTCTTTACGAGGCAAGAGAAATCAGTAGCCAAGATAAAGACGAGGTAATGCACTTTGACGAGGAAATTTTATTTAAGGGTCGTATAGAAAATTTTGACAGTATAGTAGTAAACGAGATTGATGAGATAACGGAAAATGATTTTGATAAAGACCCTACATTAAGTGATTGGTACTATGAGGGGGAGCATTAAATGAACACTAAACCAAACATGAACACTTATTTAGATTATGATGTAGTCATAAAAATTAATGGAGAAACCCATAATGTAGTTTTAAGTGAAATTACCTATTCAAGCATTGAACAAGATATATGGGATTATTTAGAAGATGAACACTAAGCAGAAACTTTATAATATTTATTTTGATTATCTAGGTGATGGTAAGCCCCCAAAATATATATGCACAACAAATAATCTTGATAGGTGGTTAAAAGAAAATAATGAGAATAGGCCTTATGATGAAGCGCCAGAAAAACTTGACGATTTTATAATAGAAGATTGCGAACTTTATTTTTACGAGGGAAAAACAAAATGAATATAAGTTTAAATTTTAATACATTAAATTACGATACAATAAAAAAGATAAGAAAAGCGATTACTGAAAATTTAATGGACGAAGAATATATTGATAATTCTGATAATTCATATTATGGAGCCTCAGAAATTATTACCATAGAATTATGCAAACATTTAAAAATAAAAAATATTGAAGAATAAAAGTCTTTCAAATTTAAACGAGGATTAAAACTTTTAACATGACTGATAGTAGAGTACCCGCTGAAATAGGTAAAAATGACAAAGAAATTTAGAGTATATATCTCGGAGCATTGTTCGTTTTCAAAAATTATTGAGGCGAAGAACGAGGAAGAAGCAAGAGATAAAGGTTTTATCGACTTTAATATGGAAGATAGTATGAGTTTAAAAAGTAGTTGGGATTTTGAGGACGGTGAGGGAACTACCGTGTTTGATGTAGAGGAGTATAAAGAAAATGAAAAACATTGGTTAGATGACGAAGAGGTCAAATGAATAAAGAAAAATTAATAACACTAAACGAAAGAGAGGCAACAAATGACTAAACTAAGAATGAATGACGAGTATAGGAAGAAAATCCTCAATCGTTATATCGAACACGCAGAAAGCGAGGACACTCAAGAGAAACAAGCATATCTTGATGTTAAGGCAGAAATACATGACTTGTATCAAGAAACTTTTGACCTTGCTAAAGATGTAGTTTCAACAGCATATCCACAAGATGATGTTGATACTTGTAGAACACTCAAGAAAAAATACGGACAACCTTTAGATGTTGTAGCAAAAGACAAATGCTTTTATTTCTCTTATGCACATGAAACCCAAATAGATGAAAATGAGTATGAGGCGCGAGAGTTATCGGAACATTTTGACTTTGGTTTGTTTGGTAATTGTAATAGTGGCGACTATGACGGAAGCGAGAGTGGTAGAAAGTTTGCTTATGCTTTATATCGTGATGAACTGAAAGCTAAAGACTGCAACCCAGATATCTTTCCACAACAAGCTGAAAACCAAGACAACCCACACAAATCACAAACTTGTGAGGCGAATGACAGGGCTTTAGGTTATTCAGGCTACTCAGGACATAATTCTGATAGGGATAATAATGTAGGAATTGCTAAAGGCTTTGATAAACAATGGTACTTGGATATAATTGGCACTAGCCATTGTAGGTCTAGAACTATTGCTTGTAGTAAAGCTGAGTTTGATACCTTTCAAATGTTTAAGAAGAAGAAAGCACAGTTAATCTCGGCCCATGCTACTTGGATAGATACCATAACTGCACAGAAAAAAGCTATGGCTACGGGTTTAAAAGCTTATCGCTATTTAACTGAGGGGGTTGAGTTAATGAGTGAACTCGGTGTTGATTGTGATGAAGCTGACTTAATCAAAGTTAATTCAACGGGCCTAACAATGTATAACCCTCAAAATCTCGCTAGTATGATACAAGGCATGAAGAACAAAACTATGACGAGAGAACAAAAGATTGCTGAGAGATTAAAGTATGATACAGTTGTTGTATCTACTGATACTCCCGTTCAAGACGCAGTAAATAATTTACTCAGCGAAATTGAAACTAATTCCTCAGATTAATACATGGGGAAGTATAAAAACCAAATGTTTGATATAGCTGAGAATAGAATTGATACTCAGATAGGTTATTTACTGAAAGGTTTGATTACAGTAGATGAGGCACTAGAGGATTTACTTAACGATCCTCTAGTGCCAATATTTTTTGACAAGTGTTTACTCAGCAAAATAATTTCGTTTGAACTTAGACAAGGGAGTAGTGTTCAATGAAAACTTTTATGTTCCGTTGGCGGTGGTACAAGTTTCTTTGTAATTTTTTGAATAGGAGAAAGAAATGATACACGCATTTAGAAAAGGCAAAGCTTATATTTGCCAAAATCCAAGTTGTAAAAAGAAATTTTATAAATATGGATATGCCTCAAGTAATACTATTAGATATGTTTATGGCGCAAGTGAGGAAGAATTAAACCCATTGTTAGACGCAATAGAACTCGAGGGACATTGGCGACGAAGCGGGGAGTCTCCTGTTTATTATAGTTGGAGTGGGGAATGGTGTCAAACTATGAGGCCCACCAGACCTGATAAATATGGCCCATACTTTCACTCTCAATCGTGTATGTATGATTGGATAGGGGATAATATAGTTGCTATTCATAGCATTTTACTTGCACAAAATAATAATAGGAATACTTGAACTATGACACTTGACATAGGAAAAGACAGACAGTTTGAATATAACATAGATCAGGACTACCAGACTAATTTTGATAGGTGGGTTCGTTGGGTTAATAGAGAAAGAAGATTTTATAAAGAAGAAGAAATTGACATGAAGAAAGCTGAAGAAGAATTTAAAGTGTTGTATGGGAGTATTTAGATGAATTTTTTTGATGTATTTAGTATAGTAATTCCAATATGTGCGTTTGCATATTTTGGACTACATTTATTGAATTGGGCTTTTGGAGTTTAAGATATTCCGTAGATATACGGATAGAGAGAATAAGTTAGAGATAGCTAGGACTAGTCTAAGGGATAAGCACGCAAGCTGACTAACCTGATTTATTCTCTCGCTAAAATATTCAGTTGTGTTGGATACACCATAGCTGAAAGAGAAAGAAATCATGACTGTTTTATATTTACGCATACTTTCTCTCTCGACATACTAGATAGCATATGTTATCTAGTAAAACCTTGTATGGTTAAAGTTAGGTGTTCCGTTGAATAATGAGTGGAAAAAAAGAAACAAAATTTTGGAAACTCGTTAAACAACGGACACCAAAAATTCGTTGGAATAGAATAGAAAATTCTGTTAGTCAAGGTTTCCCAGACCTTATTGGAAGCGCTGAAAACTCTCACTTTTTTTCGGTGGAACTTAAAGTAGCAAACGACAAGGGAATTGTGTCATTTTCACCACACCAAATCGCTTGGCATAGAGTAAATCATGGCTCTAAATTTATTCTGGTTCAGACCCTCTTTCCGTTGTCCGTAAAACTTTTTCAATCATCTTTTGCTTGTATGCCGAGAGTAAAATTAACTGACCACGACCCGTTGTTCGTTGTCCATGATACGCATGACCTTAAACAATGGACAACGATCCAAGAACATTTAATTAAATAAAGCTTGACAGTTGCATTTTTGCAACAAATTACGCATGACGATTCAAGGGCCCACCCGCCCCGAACCACGCTTGACGGTTCATGGGCCCACCCACCAAAAAAAAAAAATAAAATAAAAAAAGGGAGAGTTTAACTCTCCCTTTTAGGTCCAAGCCCTGATTTAATAGAGCTCCTCAATCCATTTTGAATTTGGTCCAGTTGAATGATCAGTGATTTCTGTGTCAAATTCATAAGGCATGTAAAAGATGCAAGAGCCATCATCAAAGCGGATCAATAGCTCTTCAGTTGCGCCCATGTAAGCCACAGATTCCTCGATATTGTCTGTAAAATCTTTAGCCGTTGTTATAAGAATATTTTCTTCTGAGCCAACAATCTCTGGAAAAATAATTTCGCCCTCGCAACTAAAATTCCATTTTAGATTAAGATTTTTAGCTTGGCTAAAAATCTTTCTTGGTAAACTTGCGTTCACACCGTATTGATTTTTTTCTGTATTCATTTGCTTTCTCCTTGATAGTTAAAGTTATCCCATAATATACAGTAAACAACGTAAGATGACAAGAATTATTTTTTTAACGCATGACGGTTCACGGGCCCTCCCACCTATATACGCATGACGGTTCACGGGCCCACCCGCCCTAAAAAATGTTTCACGTGAAACAATCCGTTTTCCGTTGTCTGATGTAGGTGTTGCATAAATGTTACAGTAGATAAAATAATTAATTTTAGTGGTTGCATATCCCATAAAATACTTTAAGCTGGAGATAACTTTAACTTAAACAAGGAGATAAAAAATGGGATATACTCATTATTGGCGACAGCTACGAGATTTCACAGATTCGGAGTGGAACGAGTTAGCGCGATTAACTAGACTAATTACGGAGGGGTGGCCTGCAAGGAATTTAACAGCGGCTCTTGACCCTGCTGAGTTCAACATAGATAACGAAGAAATTCGTTTCAATGGTATAGGTGAAAACGGACATGAAACCTTTATACTGACCAAGAAGAAACGAGCCAAGGACGATTACGATATGTCCTACGATAGACAAGGAGCCCTTGGGTTCTGCAAGACAGCACGCAAGCCTTACGATAAATATGTGGTTGCTGTTCTTTGTGCGTTGTACACTATGGATAATAATAAGTCTATTATATCTGAGATTACAAGCGACGGACGAGCTGAGGACTGGAACGAGGGTCTAGAATACGCTGTCCGTTCAACAAGACAGCTTCACATGACTTGCCCTATTTTAAACAGTGTAAGTCTTTCTTATCTAGACTACTTAGACCAAAAACTTATTAAAGAATCGACAGGTTAAATCTCCCGACCGTCAACCGTAGACAACGAACTACGGTTGACGCTTGACGGCTAACGGGCCCACCCGCCGACCACGCTTGACGGCTAACGGGCCCACCCTCCCTAAAATAATTAATTTTAGGGGTTGCATTTATCCCATAAAATACTATAATTAAGTTAACTTTAATTTAAACAAGGAGATACAAATGTTGACTAAAAGTGAAAAGAAAGAAAAAAGCTGTGCTGACCTTGTCCGTAGTGAATGGCTCATTAGAGAAGAGGAACTAGAAAAGTATGAAAACAATGGCTGGGACGACTTCCATGAATATGGGCTTGACTTTTCTTATGTTGAACCAAATACATTTGAAGGCCAGACCAGAGGGTATTGGCGCTTCCAATTGTCCTGGGGTGGCCCGTCAGATGAAATACGGTTCTATGTTAAAGAACAAGACAACGGACCGACAGAACTTGAGAAGGCAGAGTACTGGTATATGAATTGGTTTGACGGTGCTTCGGAAGATGTAACGCAGTCACTCGTTATTAATTCTTTGTGGGGCATGTCTAATTGGGTCGCTGTTCAATACGAAAGAGTTAACAGAGGTTAAATCTTCTGATCGTCAGCCGTGGACAATGAACCACGGCTGACGCTTGACGGCTAACGGGCCCACCCTCCCTAAAAAAAAAAATAAAAATCAATATATAGTATGTATCAGTGAGATACATACAAGAGCTATATTAAACAATGTACTTTACATTATGGGACATATCTATATATTAAACAATGTAGCAATAATGCTACATAACTTTAACCATAGGAGATAATTATGGAAACAATAAAACACACAGACATTCATAACCTTGAAATGTTTGAAAACGATGTTGTTACTTCTTTAATAGATGAAGAAGTTAACGGCGTTACTTATCACGGTCAGGATGTGATCGTAAACAATGTAAGAGTTGGTTCATTTACCAAAGCTTACAAAATCAATAGAACTGATGAAATGTTAACAGCGGCCAATGAACATATTTTAGAATCTGGCATTGCTACTGATAATGTAGAAGTTGAAGATAAGAAATGGGCCTTTGGTGGCGTTAATCAAAGAACTATTACTTTTAAAGATGCTGTCATTGATCCAGTTCGAAACGATGAGATTAACCCGCAAATGATTTTCATTAATAGTTATAATGGAACTCGTAAAGCAATGATCGCATTCGGTCTTATTAGAATGATTTGTTCTAATGGTATGATAGATGTTGAAGGGCATGTTCAATTTAGAAAACATACTAATAATGATATACTTGCACAAGAGTATAGCAAAATTGGTGATTTCAAATTAACAGTTGATAACAGCATGAAACAACTTCAGTCAATGAATGATACAGTTGTAACTATGGATCAAGTAAGAACAGCGTTAAAAGAAACCATTGCTAAAAATGAAGTTAAAGAAAATACGTTAATGGAATATATCGAAAACAACAATCGAGGTTCTGTTAATGAAACCAATCTTTACGTTGTGTACAATGGGTTGACTGAATGGGCTACTCACCATGAAGCAAGAGCAACCGCCGATATGAATGAAGTCTATTTGAATAGACAAGCCGAGCTTACAAAACTTTGGAAGACGCCACAGTTCGAAGCCTTAGCGGCATAAATCACCACAGGCGTAGTTTAGAATCATTCTAAATTACGCCTGTTTTTTTATGGGCCCACCCTCCCTTATCCGTAGGGTACCTGTAAAACTTGAACTGAATGACGGATTAATGTAAGATGTCGACACCCCCTTTTGGTATTATGGATGTTAATAGTTACGTATTTATATAGCAATTTAGACATAGAATATGAGTAAATTAGGTTTAGAAGAAAGACTAAAAGAAATCATTACTGAACCAAAACTTTTGGACAGTATGACCTCCCACGAACAAAAAAGATTCTTTCAGCTCTATCAGCAAAACGAAAAATCAAAATTAAACGCAGAAGCACAGCTAGATTTCATGTCTTTTGTTAAAGTCGTTTGGCCGGGATTCGTGGAAGGGACCCATCATAGAATCATAGCGGAAAAATTTAATAAAATTGCAAATGGGACCCTAAAGAGGCTCATAGTAAATATGCCACCACGTCATACAAAATCTGAATTTGCATCATTTATGTTACCGGCATTTATCATGGGTCGTAATCCGATGACCAAGATAATTCAAACGTCGCACACTGCAGAGCTCTCACAGAGATTTGGTCGTAAAACAAAACAATTAATCGATTCATCAGAATACAAAGATATTTTTCCAGAGACGGGACTCCAAGCAGATTCTAAGGCTGCAGGTAGATGGGATACCAGTGAGGGGGGAGAGTATTTTGCGGCTGGTGTTGGTGGAGCCATCACGGGCCGTGGTGCGGATTTATTAATTATTGATGATCCACACTCGGAGCAAGATGCGTTATCAGAAACAGCAATGGAGAATGCTTATGAGTGGTATACATCTGGTCCTCGTCAAAGGCTTCAGCCCGGCGGTGCAATTGTATTAGTTATGACAAGATGGAGTACAATTGATTTAACAGGAAAACTTATTTCTGCACAAACAGAACCAAAATCCGATCAATGGGAAGTTGTAGAGTTTCCAGCAGTGATGGATAGCGGTACACCCACATGGCCGGAGTATTGGAAGTTATCTGAACTTGAATCAGTTAAAGCATCTTTAGCTATTACAAAATGGAACGCGCAGTGGATGCAACGGCCAACGTCCGAGGAAGGTGCAATACTTAAACGTGAATGGTGGAACGAGTGGGCACCAAAAGAAATTCCTGACTTACATTACATCATCCAAAGTTATGATACTGCATACAGTAAAAAAGAAACTGCTGACTTCAGTGCTATTACCACATGGGGAGTGTTCACGCCCGACGGTGCACGGCCAGCGCTCATTTTACTTGATGCCCGTCGTGGGCGGTGGGAGTTCCCTGAACTAAAGGAGATTGCCTTACAAGAGTATAATTATTGGGAACCAGAGATGGTGTTAATTGAAGCGAAAGCAAGTGGTATGCCATTGTCCGACGAACTACGGCGCACGGGCATTCCTGTAACTAATTATACTCCATCTAGAGGTAATGATAAGCACTCCAGAGTTAACTCTATTGCTCCGATGTTTGAGTCAGGTATGGTGTATTATCCTAAGGATAGACGGTTCGCTGAAGAAGTCATTGAAGAATGTGCAGCATTTCCTTTCGGTGAACACGATGATTATGTTGACACAGTAACCCAATCTCTGTTAAGGTTCAGACAATCAGGTTTGATTCAATTACGTATGGACTACGAGGACGAACCTGTTGACATAAGACCACGGGTCTATTATTAAGGAGAACTATTATGGTAAAAATTAAAATTCCTAAGAAGCCACCGAAGATCCCAAAGATTCCGAAGATTCCGAAGGTTCCGAAGACGCCAAAGAAACCAAAAGTAACTAAACCTAAAAAGCCTCCAGGAACAGTAAAAGGTCCTTCTAAAAAAGCTATTGTAGGTGGCGTTGTAGCCGCTGGACTAGGAACAGGTATTGGTTTGTATATGAAGAATCGCGATAAAGATGCTGCTGCTTCTTCTCCTAAGAACGAACAACCTGGACGTGGTGGAAAGCAACCATATAAACCTTATGAGAAACCTACACGACCTTACGGTAAAAAAGGACTACGCTCTGGACCTAAAAAGAAAAGAAAACTATCTTTAGATCCAGCAGTTAAATATTCAAAAGGTGTTGTTAGAGACAGCAAAGGTAAAGTGGTAAGACACAAGAAACTAACCGCAGCTGAGATCAGGGAGCGACAAAAGAATAGGTAATGGTTAAAGTTAAGCTTCCTAAGAAGCCACCGAAGATTCCAAAGATCCCAAAGATTCCTAAGAAGCCGAAGTCAAAACCAAAAGCTTCTCGTCCTAAGACACCTCCGGGCAAAACGAAACCCGGACCTAAAACAGCTAACCCTGCTAATGCTCCTGTAACTCAGTCGTTTGCAAAGACGACAAAAACAAAAGCGTTTAAGAACATGAGTGGGGCTGAAAAGACTGCTGCCGTAAAACAATATTGGGGTAATAAAGCTGCTGTACAAAGAAAAGTTAAAAAAAGAACTAAAGGCATCTCTCAACCAAATCGAGGCAAAGCTTTCAAAGCTGCTCACTTATACAACATGGGCGATAAAGAAGGAGCCTTTAAGATTTACCGTGCTATTATGAGAGAAGGCCGAAGAAAAAAACCACCACTAAAACCTAAACCTAAGAAGGGTAAATAGTCATGGTAAAAATTATTAGCAAGGTCAAAATTCCTAAAAAACCACCGAAGATTCCAACGATCCCAAAGATTCCGAAGACGCCAAAGAAACCAAAAAAAGTTTCCGCTGGACCGAAGAAGAAAAGGAAGTTGACAAAAAAGAAGAAGTCTGGTCCTGGACCGAAGAAGAAAAAGAAACTATCAAAAAAGAAGGTAGCAGGAGATATGCACCCTGATGTGACCTCAGGAATTTCTTTTGGTGCCCCTAAGAAAAAAGATTTGGGCTTTGTTTTGGAAGGAATGGATGATGTGGTGACTGGGCCTCATATGGGAATAGGGAAAAAAATTGGACTTGGTGCTGCAGGCACTGCAGGCGCAGCAGGAGCAATTAGTGCGTTTGCGGGCGGCAAGGAAAGTCCTATACCACGAAAAAGATTTGGTGGACGAATTTATAAACGAGGAGGAAGGGTGAAATAATATGCCTAAAGTTGGAAAAACACACTACCCATACACTAAAGCTGGTTATGCAGCCGCAGCCAAAGCAAGAACCAAAAAGAATAAAAAGAAATCTAAAGGCAAGAATAAGTAAGTAGTTGCTAATTAACTCTTGCAAAAATGGTTTCTTTAGGTAAAACTTGTAAGAACTGCGAACATAACTGTCATTGTAGTCATGGCGGTTCATGCCGCACTCTAGATTGTGAGTGCATTCTTTGTGAACACAATGCTCTGGACGAGTTTTGGAGCAGCTTAGGAAAACCTATTAATGATATTAACAAAAAAAAGAAAAAATATTAAACATGAGTTGGTCTAGTAGTCGCCCATCACAGCTTATTCAATTGTTAGATGATGCAATTACTTCTGGTGATGATGATTTAGCAGAGATAATTCGATTAGACTTGTACAGAGAGTTTGGAATTGAAAGGGCCGATGGCGGTCGTGTGGGAATGAATACAGGAGGATCAACAGGAGGATCAACAGGAGGACTACCTACTGTTGCTTCTGTACTAGGACTACAATCATTATCCGCTCAACAGAACCCAACTTCAACTCCAGATTTAGATGCTTTAGGATTACAAAGTTTATTACCACCACGGCCTGATTTAGCAGCGATGACACAACAAGCTGGCAATCCAATGAATGTACCTATTCCATACAACTATGGATATGGACCTAGTGCTGATTTTGGTCGTAGAAATCTTGATGCTTTAACTTACACTGGAGATGATACATACCCAATGCTGCAAGATATTTTTGGTCAAGACGCAGGAACGTTAACGCAAGAACAACTAGACGCAAGACTTGCTGAGCAACAAGGAAATCTTTCATCAACATATCAATCACAAATAGATGCGAGAGCAGAAGCTATGCAACAAGCACAAGCGCAGCATGCTGCAGCTCTTGCCGAACAACAAGCATCTGCTGCTTCCGCTTCCTCACAAGCACAATCACAAGAGGCGGCGCTCCAAGCACAACTTGCAGAACTTCGAGAACAACTTGCAGCAGCACAAAATGTACAGCCACAAATTCAATACGTCCCACAATACGTCCCACAATACCTCTTAAGACCACCAGGTATTGGCGGCAGTTGTTTCGTTGCAGGCACACTTGTAACTATGGAAGATGGTACATTGAAGAAGATTGAAGAAGTTGAGATAGGAGATAAAGTCAAAGGTGAAGAGGGTGTTAATATGGTAACTGACTATGATCATCCTCCACTAGGAGATAGAAAATTATATTCTATCAATAACGGAGATGCCTTCGTAACTTCTGAACACCCATTCAAAACACTGGAAGGTTGGAAATCTATTAACCCAGAAGATACAGCAAAAGAAACTGACCTAGATGTTAAAAAACTAGACGTTGGGGATATTATAATTACTGGAAAAGACGACGTTAAAGTTGATAGTATAGAAGAGCACGATGGAAACGCTGAAGATACTGTCTATAACTTCATACTGAACGGAGACCGAACTTACTATGCAGACGGCTACCTTGTACATAATAAAGGCGGCGGTAGTGGTGGTTGCTTCGTTGAAGGCACACCAATCGATATGGCTGATGGTACAACAAAAGAAATTACTGGTATTCGTGTTGGAGAAGAAACTAAAGGCGGACGAGTTATTGCAAAACTAGAATTTGAATCAACAAAAATTTATAACTACCAAGGTGTGTATGTTTCTGGAACACATTTAGTTCGTGAAGGCAACGAAATGGTAGAGGTACAAAATAGTAAGCATGGAATATTAACTGATCGCATTGAACCTGTGTATTGTTTCGAGACAACAAACAATAGAATCTGGGTACAAGGCATTGAGTTTGGTGACTACTTAACTGGTTCTCAAAAAGACTGGGAGCCATACATAGAAATGATGAGAAAGAAAGTAAATGCTGAGATACAAGACAGACATCAAGAAGTCTGATATCGCCGGCCTAGGTTTATTTGCCGGTGAAGATATTCCGAAAGGAAGTGTTATTGCGTTGTGGTGTCCTGACGTAGATCATGGTACGAAGACCTTAGAAGAATATCTAGACTACCGTATTCATAAAGCAGATGATCACGTATTTCAAATGACGTGCTGTCGTTGGTTAGATGATTTATTTGTTTATGGGTATGAGGTTCGAGAAGATGGGTATATTAATCATTCGTTTGACCCTTCTATGCTATATTATTTAGGGATATGTTTCGCTAGAAAAGAGATTAAAAAAGGAGATGAGCTTACAATAAACTTTGAATATATACTCACGGACAACGATCCATGGTCTTTTGTTGATAGTAAAACAGGAAAAAAGGTAGATGGAATGACCTCTGAACAATATTACAGAGACGCCGCTCAAAAGTTGTGGGAAGTATTTAAGGGTTGAGTGTAGCTATAATTAATATTATATTATGGCAGGGAAGAACATATGGCAACAATAGACGCAGCAGTATTAGAAGGCGGAATAGCAGGAGCTAAACCTAACGTCAAAATACCAAAAATTACTTCTATACCAAACATTGCAAAAGGTGCTGGCTCAAAAGCTTTATCACTAGGTTTAGGTTTGCCCGCTATTCTTTATGACGTTATGGCAGGGGATATGGGAGAGTCAAATCCCATAACTGGAACTCACCCTCATGAGCGGGCGGGTCCAGAGAATTACGGTTTAGACTATGATGAACCTATACCAGCACTAGATGGTTGGACCTATAGAGAAGCAATGAATAGTCCAGAATGGGCAGCTGCTGCAGAAGAGCAAGACATGAGTGTGTACGAGTTGTTGGATTTTGTTTTGCATAATTCATTCGTTGCCCCGAAAGAAGGGCCAGCTGAGCCCGGAGTTTTCCCCATGGAAACTTTAGAAGAGTATTATGGTGACACGCCGTGGTTTGAAGAGTATAAAGAAGATGTTCCTTTTGGACACTCTGCACAAAGAGCTTTTACTAAAACCTACCAAGATTTTATAGGTAGCCCACTAGAAAAGATAACAGGGGGCATAGGCGCGTTGTTTAAAAATAAGGAGTAATTTATGCCAGTAGATAAAGATATGCCACTAACAGAACAAATGAAGTTTGACTTAGAGGCAGAAAATATTTCACCAGAAGAAATAGAGCTATTAGAAGGTGATCAACAGCTTGATCCCGATGGTGGGGCAACGATTACATTTGGTAATCAAATGCAAGCACCACAAGGACACTTCTCAAATTTAGCTGATACTTTAGACGAGGGTGATTTAGCAGTTATTGCTGATGAACTATTAGAAGCATACGAGGGAGATAAAGATTCACGTGCAGATTGGTCATCAACCTATGCTGAAGGACTTGGTCTTCTAGGAATGAAGTATGAAGACAGAACTGATCCTTTTCCAGGAGCGTCTGGTGTATCTCACCCATTGCTTGCAGAATCAGTAACACAATTTCAAGCACAATCTTACAAAGAATTATTTCCTGCGGGTGGCCCTGTTAAAACACAAATAATGGGAGATGCAAACCCACAAGTTGAAGCACAATCAAAACGTGTTAAGGAATTTATGAATTATCAACTTTCTCATGTCATGGAAGAATACGAACCCGAACTTGATCAAATGTTATTTCATCTTCCCTTATCAGGTTCGGCGTTCCGTAAAGTATACTTTGATGATAAACTAGGGCGACCAGTTTCTAAATTTGTGTCTTCAGAAGATTTAGTTGTTCCTTATGATGCAACTGATCTGCTTACATGTATGCGTATAACTCATGTTATTAAGATGCCAGCTAATGATGTACTTAAGTATCAAGCGTCTGGATTTTATAGAGACATGGATTTATTTGACCCGTCAGAACCAGAAGCAGATGCAGTCGAAGAAAAAATAGGGGAGCTAGAAGGAACACGACGTGTTTATACAAAAGATAAAATACACACAATTTTAGAAATACACACTGATTTAGATCTTCCTGGTTATGAAGATGTTACACAAGGAGGAGAAGCTTCTGGCATTAGTCTTCCATACATTGTCAGTATTGATGAGAGCTCGTCACAAATACTTTCTATTAGAAGAAACTGGAACGAACAAGATCAACTTAAAAATAAAAAACAATATTTTGTACATTATAAATTTTTACCAGGACTTGGTTTTTACGGCTTTGGTCTTATCCACATGTTGGGTGGTCTTACAAAATCTGCAACTTCAATTTTACGTCAGCTTATTGATGCGGGAACTCTTTCTAATTTACCTGCAGGATTTAAAGCTCGTGGACTTAGAATTAGAGATGACGACCAACCACTAGTACCAGGTGAATTTAGAGATGTTGATGCTCCTTCAGGAGAAATTAGAAACTCTTTAGTACCATTACCGTACAAAGAACCTTCCGGAACACTTTATCAGTTACTTGGCTTTGTAATTGAAAGTGGCAAAGCATTTGCTGCTGTTGCTGATATGAAACTTGGTGAAGGCAATGAAGTTAATCCTGTTGGCACAACGATGGCCTTACTAGAGCGTGGAATGAAAGTTATGTCTGCAATTCATAAAAGAATGCACTCAGCTCAAGGAAAAGAATTTAAATTACTTGCACAATTATTTGCAGACACATTACCACCAGTTTATCCATATCAAGTTGTTGGTGGTAACCAAGCAATTAAAGCGCAAGATTTTGATCAACGTATCGATGTAATACCTGTATCTGATCCAAATATTTTTTCAATTACACAAAGAGTAACACTTGCTCAACAACAGTTGCAGTTAGCACAAGCTGCCCCACAAATGCATAATATACATGAGGCTTATAGAAGAATGTATGAAGCAATGGGTGTGCAAAATGTAGAAGCTCTATTACCACCACCACCTCAACCGCAACCAAAAGATCCTGCACTAGAGAATGCTGAGTTAACTGCTGGAATGACAGCGCAGGCATTTCCAGGTCAAGATCATGACGCCCATATTGTAGCGCATATTGCATTACTTGGTAGTCTTGTTGTTAAATCTAATCCACAAGCATTTGCAAATACGCAGGCACATATTATGCAACATATATCACTAAAAGCTCAAGAAGAAGTACAGCAACAAATGGCTCCACAATTACAACAAATGCAACAACAAGGACAACAAATGTCTCCTCAGCAACAACAAGTAATGCAACAAACAATGATGGAAATGCAAAAAGCTATCGCAAAACGACAAGCAGAATTAATTACTGAATACATGGAAAATATTGATGAACTTGTGAATGATGCTCAAGAAGATCCTTTAGTTAAATTAAAAGAATTAGAACTAGCCATTAAATCTAGAGACTCTGACAGACAGTTAAAAGAGTCTCAAGCAAAACTCTCTGTGGAAAAAGAGAAGATGGAAAATAAGGAGAAAATTGACCAAGATAAAATTGATCAGCAAAATGCGGCCACAGCTATTCGATCAGCAATTGCTATTGAGAAACTTGATAAGGACGCTGAACATAGAGTACTAGACAAAGCTGAAAAAATAACTGACAACATAAAAGACGCGTTCACTAATGGAGGAGCTAAGTAATGGCTGGACCTGGAGATAGAGGTAGGCAAGGCAGGGCAGGGGCACCAGGACATGGTGCTTCAGCTCAAGGTCCTGCTGGCGGGCAAGGTCAAGGTACTACAGGGGGTTCAAATGTTGGCCAGGGTATGTTTGGTCCAACTTCTGATACAGAGAGTCCAGGTCATCCTAGTAATCAAACTAATGTCTCATCTGAAACAGATATTGCAGAAAAATGGGGTTTTGTTAGTAGAATGCAAAAGGAAGCAGATAAGAATAAGCCTATTAAGACTAAAGATATTGTATCGCTCTATAATACATTAAAAGAACAAGACATTAATCCTAATGAGGTAAGTATTAAAAATTTTGAAAAAGGGCCACTTGCACAAAAAAATGTTGTAATGCATGACCAGCAAAGAATTGCTCAATTTGGAGCACTACCTTCTTTTGGTCTTTCGGGACTCTTATCTAAATTTGCAGGTATTGATACCAGAGGTTTAGTACTGAGTCCGTCCTTATCTGGAGAGCTAGATAGAGGAGGCGAACATAATAGGGGCAGAGCACTTACACCAGCTGACCCTCTTTATTTACAGACGGCGGGGGCACAACAAGGAGTAACGCAAGATGTTGCCACAGGAGTGCCTGCAACAGGTATAGCCTCTTCATTAAGTACAGGTGCAACGGGACAACAAATTGGAAATTCTTGGCTTCCTCCAGTACACAATCCTCCAGTATATAATCAAGGTGGCCGTGTAGGTATGATGCATGGCGGAATGATGCCAAGTAATGGTATGGCAATGAGTGAATCACCAACTGTTGTAATGAGTGTTGCAAAATCTGGAATAGGTAGTATATTAGATAAATATAAACAAATTAGGGCGGAGCTATAGTTATGGTATACAAACGTGAATTAAAGAGAAAATCACCTAAAGGTGGTGAAGAACAAAGACAGTCAGAGGCTGTTAAAAGAATGTCTCCTGAGGAAAAAAGAAACTATTATATGAAAAAGAGGATGGAGCGGATGTTTGAGAATAGCAGGCTTGTTCCAGCCACGAAAAGATCTTCTAAAACAAAACCTAAAAGAAAACTAAAACCTAAAAGAGAACTAAAACCAAAAATGCCTAGCCCAAGTCCTTCTCCAGCGCTAAAATGGGACCAACTGACCCCTGCACAAAAGTTGAAGGCTATGGAGCTTTTCAATAGAAAAAAATCAAAAGGGTTTAAGGCAGCAAAAAAAGGCGGAAGGATCACTAAGAAAAAAGGTGGCAGAGTTAGGTAATGCGAATTATCCCTTACTCAAAGAAAATGATGGACGCACTACGTAGAGGTGGTTTTAAGCAAGGGCGCAAAGGCTCTCTTGGTTACGATATTATTAAACGAAAAGGCAAAAAAGTTATAGAAATACATGGACCAATGAGTCCAAAAATAGATTAAAATGGTGTTTTCTTTAGTAGGAGTTAAAGGCGGAAAGACAGTCGGCATAGCAAAAGGTGGTAAACCAAGCTATAAACGCAAGAAAAAAAGAAAGGTAAGAACAAAAAATGGACGGATTATGGCTGGGCGATAAGATATTACGTCTTATTCGCGACAAGAAAGAGCAAACAACGAATTTTGTAATGCAAGGAAGCACTACAGAACGTAATGATTATAACTATATGATTGGAAAGTTTCGAGTTCTTGAAGAAATCGAGGATGAAATTAAAGAAATACTAGATAAAGGAGAAAAAAGTGAGTGATTTAATTTTACCAGAGCGCATGGCTAAAGCTAGACGCAAACAAAAGGCAAAAATAGACGAAGAAGGCAAAACTGCTGCTGAAATAGAGCAAAAACAGCAAGAAGTTGAAGATATTTATGGTGAAAGGGAATCAAAGTACATTGATCCTGATAATATTGATGAAAATATAGCTGAAAAGCTACCAAAACCTACTGGTTGGCGTGTATTAATATTACCTTATTTAGGTGCTGAAAAGAGTAAAGGCGGTATTATATTAACTGATCAAGCACGTGAAAGAGAGCAATTAGCAACCGTTTGCGGTTATGTGTTGGCCACTGGCCCTGATGCGTATGCCGATACAAATAAGTTCCCTGATGGACCATGGTGCAAAAAGGGTGATTGGGTGATCTTTGCACGTTATGCGGGGTCAAGATTAAAAATTGATGGTGGTGATTTAAGACTCTTGAATGATGATGAAATACTTGCTATAATACAGGATCCGACTGACATACTACATATGTAAGTCATCTTGCAAATTAATTAACCATGGAGAACAAGAACCATGCCAGAGGCACAAAAAGAAGTAAAAGAGGAACAACTAGTTCCCATTGACACCAGCGGAGATTCCGTTGATGTTGAATTAGAAGAATCTAAAGTAAATCCAGCAGAAGAGGAAAGTAATGATGATAAATCTTTACAAGACAGTACTGTCGCCGATAACGCAGTTGAGGAATCTGACGTCAGCGATGATGTTCAAGAGGATGAAGAACAACGGCCAACGGACGACGGTGAGCATAAAGAGTACAGCGACAAAGTCCAAAAAAGGATAGCAAAGTTAGTTGGAAAATTACGCGAGTCTGAACGTCGTGAAGAAGCGGCTTTGAAATATGCTAACGGTTTGAAAACAAAATCAGAGGACTTAGAGAAAAAATATTCTGAAACAAATCAAAACTATGTTTCAAGTTTAGAGTCCGAATCAGTTGCTCAAATTGAGGAAGCTAAAATAAAACTTAAAAAAGCAATTGAAGAACAAAATGTAGATATACAGGCAGAAGCACAGAGTGCTTTAGCTAAAGCAACTTTAAATGCTGAACGAGCAAAAATTCAAAAAGAAGCTCTTGAGCAACAAGCTAAAACTTTTCAAGAGCAAAAACAAACAACAAATCAACCGGTATACACACCACCACAGCAACAGGCTGCACCACCTGATCCAAAAGCAACAGCATGGGCAGAAGCAAATGAGTGGTTTGGTCAAGATGAAGCAATGACATATACGGCATTTGCAATTCATAGAAAACTGGTTGAAGACGAAGGATATGACCCACGAACTGACGAATATTATGGGGAAGTGGACCGTAGACTTCGAGCACAATTTCCAAATAAATTTAAAACAGAAAAACCCAAGAAAAAGGTTGACCAGACAGTGGCACCTGCGGTAAAATCAGTTTCCAAACCAGGAAAACGAACTGTGAGACTCACATCCTCACAGGTTGCAATCGCTAAAAAACTAGGTGTGCCATTAGAAGAATACGCTAAATACGTGAAGGAGTAGCATATGAATAAAAAAACAAGAACCTCACGCTCATCTCAAACAAGAGAAAAAACTGCCAGAAGGCAGCCTTGGCGACCACCATCTAGGTTGGACGCGCCTGAGCCACCGGCCGGATTTCAATATCGTTGGATTCGTGCTGAAGTCATGGGACAAGAAGACAAAAAGAACGTAGCATCTCGAATGAGAGAAGGTTACGAACCAGTTAGACTGGAAGAACTTGGAGACTTCGATGCCCCGACTGTTGAAGATGGCACTATGAAAGGCGTTGTTTCAGTAGGTGGATTACTGCTAGCCAAAATACCTAAAGAGATTGTTGATGAACGAAATGCATATTATTCTCAACAAACTGAAGATCAACAGGCAGCTGTTGATAATAATCTTCTAAGGGAGCAGCATCCTAGTATGCCTATAGACAATCCAAATAGGCAATCGAGAGTAAGCTTTGGCGGTGCAAAAGAATCTAAATAGATTTTACACCTAACAACATTGTTCAAAGATTTGGATTAATAACAACTAATAATTTATTAGTCTAAGGAGGACTATAATTATGGCAAATAAAGACGCAGCCTTCGGGTTTAGACCCACAAGGCATTTAAGCGGCGGTGACATTCGTACTAACGAATACACTATTGCGACTGGATTTGGCACTGCTATATATACTAATCAACCAGTGGTTGGTGTAACAGCAGGCGGAATTCAACACGCAATTGACACCTCTACAGGAACAGTTGGACTGATCCTGGGTACTTTTGGTGGTGTTCAGTATACGGATGGAACAACCGACGAACCTACGTTTAAGTCTTATTGGAAAGCTTCTACTTCAGCTACTGATATACTTGCGTATGTATATGACGATCCTTCGATCGTCTTTGAAGTTCAGCACTCTGGAACTGGCACAGCAGCTATGAATTTCGGTGGTTTTGATTATGTAGGGTTAAGTGGAAACACTGACACTGGTATTTCAAAAGCCGAACTTGATACGTCAACTGTGACTACTTCTGGAAACTTCCAGCAATTAGGAGTTTCTAAGGATCCAGACAATAGCGATGTAGCATCTGCAAATTGTAATGCTTATGCAGTCGTTAATGGTTCTGAACATCAACTTAACTCAGCAACAACTCTAGGTTAATAGGAGGATTTAGAATATGGCTATAAACAGAGCACAACTTGCTAAAGAGTTGGAACCTGGTCTGAATGCACTATTTGGACTAGAGTACGCACAATACGAAAACCAACATGCTGAAATTTTTGACACAGAGAATTCTGACAGAGCTTTTGAAGAAGAAGTTATGTTATCAGGATTCGGTGCAGCATCAGTTAAGCCTGAAGGAACTTCAGTTAACTTTGATTCTGCTTCTGAGTCATTCACAGCACGTTACACACATGAGACAGTGGCATTAGCTTTCTCAATAACTGAAGAGGCTGTAGAGGATAACCTTTACGATAAAGTCAGCACTCGTTATACGAAAGCACTTGCACGTTCTATGGCTCACACGAAACAGGTAAAATCTGCTAATGTTCTTAACAGAGCGTTTAACAGTTCTTACACTGGTGGTGACTCAAAAGAACTTTGTGCAACTGACCACGGTACTACTGGTGGAGACGTTAAAAACGAGCTTACAACAGCTGCAGACCTTAACGAAACATCACTAGAGCAAGCATTAATTGATATTGCTGCTTTGACTGATGATAGAGGTCTAAAAGTTGCTGCTAAAGCACGTAAGTTGATCATCCCATCAGCACTACAGTTTACTGCTGAAAGACTTATGAAGTCTGCAGGTAGAACTGGAACTGCTGATAATGACATCAATGCAGTGAAAAGTATGGGCATGGTTCCGGAAGGTTATGTGGTAAACAACTACTTAACTGATACAGATGCATTCTTTATTAAAACGGATGTACCTAACGGAATGAAACATTTCCAAAGAGCAGCAGTAGCTACTTCTATGGAAGGTGATTTCGAAACTGGTAACGTTAAATACAAAGCTAGGGAAAGATACAGCTTCGGTTGGTCTGACTGGAGAGGTATTTTCGGTTCACCGGGTGCTTAATTCTTAAAAGCAAAGAACAAATTAAGGGCGGCTTCGGCCGCCCTTTTTATTTGCATTTAAGAATTTAAAAGAGTATATTCATTGCACTGCGATTAATTTAGTTAATGTAGACGCACGCAGTCGACTGCCTAGAGGACTACATTAACAAAACTAGGAGGATTAAAAATATGGCAAACCCACATTTTCAAAACATAATAAATTGGGCTGGTAATACTGTTGCAACAAAGCATAAGAAGGACCAACCAATGTTCCCACCAATACCATCAGATCAAACATCTTATGGTTATTTTAATGACTTTTTTACATACACTGCAACTGATTGGACTGTTACGTCAACTGACGGTGGTAGTGATTCAGGAGAAGTTATTCAAGCAACAAGTTCAGCCGGAGGAGCGTTAATCGTTACAACTAACGATGCAGATAACGATTCGGAAGAACTGCAACTAAAAGGCGAAGGCTTTAAATTAAGCACTAGTAAAAGAGCTTACTTTTCAGCTAGATTTAAATTAAGTGATGCTACACAATCTGACATGCTTATCGGATTAACAATTACAGACACAACTGCAATAGATGCTGTTTCAGATGGTGTTTGGTTTGGAAAAGATGACGGCGACGCTAATTTAGATTTTGTTGTAGAAAAAAACGGTACAGAAACTGAATCTGCTGCTATTGCTACATTGTCAGATGACACATTTGTAACTGCAACTTGGTTTATTGATCCAGATAGAGGGTCTGTTTATTATTCAATTAATAATGCAGAACCTACAGCTGTATCTAATAGTAATTTACCAGATGACGAAGAGCTAACTGTAACAATAGCTATTCAAGCTGGTGCAGCTGCTGCTAAATCAGTAGTTGTTGATTACGTAACAGCAATTATCGAAAGATAATAATAATTAATGTGGGCCTTCGGGCCCACAGTTTCTTGATTAAGGAGGGAAACATATGGCAGATACAGTAACAGGACCAACGATCCTACAACAAAACGATAATCGTGTTACGATTAAAATAGTTAATCAATCAGACGGAACAGGCGCAACAACCGTATTCGGTGATGTTTCAGCAATGGCTGCGAGAGAAGATGGGACTTCTGTAGCACACTTAGCATTACTTAGAATTTGGTTTTCTTGTCAAGGCGGAGATGGAGGAGACTCTTATGCTCGTTTAGATGAAGAAGATGATGATGGTGATATTCCAATTATTGGATTAACTGGAACCGGCTATTGGGATTTTAGAGAGTTTGGAGGAATACCAGCTGATAAATCATCTAATACAAATCAGAGCGATGTTAATCTTGTAGTTCCAGGTGCCGCTGATAGTGGCAATATGTATACAATTATAGCTGAATTCCAAAAGATTTATTAGGAGTAATATATGGCTGTATCAGGATCTACAGATTTTAATCTGGACGCTGCTGAAGTTATTCAAGAAGCTTACGAACGCTGTGGCTTACAAGAAATAAGCGGTAAAGACTTACGTACAGCTGTACGTAGTATGAACCTTCTTATGGCTGAATGGGCCAATCGTGGTCTTAATTTATGGACTGTAACTCTTGGTACACAATCAACAACTGCTAGTGATAAAGATTATTCTTTAGATGCTAATGTTATTGATATTTTAGAAGCATCGGTAAGAGATTCAAATGACGATGATGTAACATTATCTAGAATTAGCCGTGCAGATTATGAGATGCTGCCAAGTAAAGATTCAGAAGGTAAACCTTCTCAGTTCTATTTGGAAAGAACAACTACACCAACTTTATATGTGTACCCAACACCTGATGTATCTACCTATACAATAAGGTATTATTATCTAAAAAGATTAGACGACATTGATGCACCTACTGATGACCCTAATGTACCTTTTAGATTTTTACCTTGTTTAACTGCTGGTATGGCTTATTATATCGCGATGAAAAAGGCTCCTCAGATGATGCCACATTTAAAACAGGTATATGAGGAAGAGTTTAAAAGGGCTATGGATGAAGATAGAGACAGAGCTAGTTTTAGTGCTGTACCTGGAAGAGCTTACTTTAATAATTATTAACAGGAGGAACCAAAAATGGACAAACTTAATGAACTAAAAGACTGGATCATGAATCTTGATAACAAGAAAAAGATCGCTATTGCTGCAGTTGTTGTTATTATAGTTATTGCTATTGTAGCAAGCTAATGGAACCTAGATCTTCGACAGATTATATGGTTATCCATTGTGCAGCGACTAAACCTAGTATGGACATAGGCGCTGACACGATTCGTGATTGGCATGTCAATGGCAATGGATGGCGTGATATAGGCTATCATCTTGTAATAAGAAGAAATGGAGATGTTGAAAAAGGTCGTGACATTAATGATTCTGGCGCACACGCTGCCGGATACAATTCTAAAAGTATTGGTCTGTGCTTGGTGGGTGGCATGGCTGAAGATAATTCTGCTGAAGATAATTTTACTGCACAACAATGGACTAGTTTATTAGCAACAGTTAAAGAATTGTTAGCAGATTTTCCTGATGCTAAAGTTATTGGTCATAATGAAATAAGTGAAAAAGAATGTCCTTCTTTTGATGTTCAAAAATGGAAGGGAGACAATTTATGATATTAGATGTATTAAAACTAGCAGTTGGTGCTGGTACACATATTATGAAAAACAGACAAAAGCGTAAGATGCTTGAGTCTGATGCTGCTATGGTTCATGCACAGAAGATGGCGAACGGTGAAATTGAATACCAACAAGTTATAAGAAAATCACAAGACAATGGATGGAAAGACGAGTTCGTTTTGATTTTAATTTCGCTCCCGATTTTACTTTTAATATGGAGTGTCTTTAGTGATGATCCAATGATTAAAGATAAAATAGATATATTCT